GGAAGCTATCTTGCGAAGGTAGCTATACATATTCATCGCCTCACGCTCCGGTATATCATGCTGATGGCAAACAAACTTGTATTGGTCAGGATAAATGTGCTCTACAAAATTACTGAATGCCTGCATATTCTTGATGGTGTTTACATATTCTTCTGTTTTCATACGCTATCCCTCGTTTTCTTTATGTTGAACCTCTTCTTTCTTATCATCAACATACTTTTTACCACAGAAAGGGCAATATTCAGGAAGGATGTTAAGCGTTTCCCACTTCTCACGAAAGGTACCATCTTTCTTCTGCTTGTGGAACATTCCGTAAATGTTTACCTTCAAAACACCCGACGGAACACCGATACTTGCATCAAGGCAACCGCTCTCATTGGTCTTTTCCTTGATAATCTTCTCTACTTTGCTAATACAATCACATGACATATTCTTTAATGTTTTTGTTCATTATAACTATTAATAATATCCTCATACTCTCCTATCGTGATTTCCTTGAAATCAGGATTGGATTTCTCGGCTCGAATACTATCATCGAAGAAGGCAAAAAAACGGTCATGGCAACGAAGAAGCTGAGTGATACAGAAAGGAGCTTGAGGAGGTTCCATACCCAGCTCCTTCAGTATCTTGAAATGATCGGTAACAGCTTTGTAAGAAGCAAGCACGGTAGCGATAGCCTTGCCCTGCTTGTATCTCTTATTAGGTGCTACGGCTATATAATAGCCATCCTCCAATTTCATGCTACCATTTTTCCTCCATATCTTCTTATCAAGCGCTTCATATCGCTCGGATGATACCCAAATAGCGACTATTTCATACTCTCGCAGCAAGCTGCCGTTAGGCTCATAACCTCGATACTTATCAAACTCAAAGCCAACAGCCTTATCCACTCTTTCTATATAGGCTTGACGCTCTTTTTCTTCTGCATCGAGAATACTCTTTATGTATTCGTAAGCCTTAGTTCCTTCTTTTGCTTCGTATAACATGTTTTCTTCGTTTATTAGTTCTTACTCTTAATCTACGACGGAATAGTAGAGGATGGGGACGAGATGGAGGCGGTGGTGGCGGTGGCGGGGTATTTGATGGCTTTATAGGCTCGTGCCCACCTTCAAATATTCCAGAAGCCAACAACAGAAAGAATATCGTAAATACCCAAAAAATGGTTACGATTATCTTTTCCTCCAACGATAATTCTAACGTCATTTCTTTCTTCTCCTATTACGTTAATTCTGTAAATACTCCAGTTGCTTGAGTTTAAACTTCAAATTCGTCTTACTCACACCAAAGGCAATACAGATCTTTTCTAAATCTTCATCTTCATTAGACTTTAGATTTTCCATATCCATATATTTTAATCTTCGAGTAAAGACTGAGGAATCTTTAGCTCCTCACATCCACAAAGACGAAGGAAATGCTGCAGGTCGTGAATGCTTATTATCGGCATGACTTCTACCCCAAAGATTACAAGACCGTTTTCTTTACTCAAATGGTGAGTTTTAGCTACAATTTTTGCAACCGTAACCCTGCCTTGAGACCCATTAAGACAAGTGAACCAGTCTAATCCTTCCCTGCATAAACGCTGATATACTTCCTTATCCTCGTAATGCAGTTCGTAAACCGCAATATGATATTTGCGGTTAAAACGCTTGGCAGAAAAAATATACTGATAAGCAAAAGAAAGATCTTCTTTCCTTTGCTTCAAATCACTACTAAGAGTGAACACCTGCGGGTTTTCTTTCAACCATTCCTCAGTTATCGGAACGAGGCACAGGTCTTCATAGTTTCTACCAACCGTAAGACCCGTCTGTGGAAAATAGCAATGCACAAACTCATCGTCCTGGCTATCAATACATGCTAACTGGTCCCCCTGTGATGGGTCGTCAAGAGATACCGGAGCATAAACGTAATCACCCAACTGAAAATCGTGCGGTCCATACTCAACAGGCTCGGAACTGCTTATCTTTATTATATTTGCCATAATTACCCTACCTTTTTGCGGTTTATTTTTATCTAAAACTCCACCAATATCTTAGGCTCTATACCACCACCCCCACAGGTAAGGCACGTAGGAGCAATACCTGCGGGACTAAATACCCTACGACGAGACTCAAAGCTCTTGTCGGAAGGTGAGGTATCAAGAGAACCTAAGACAATAGTGTGAATATGATTATTCTTCGACCGCATCGTCATTTTTATCGCTATCAGATGAAGGTTCCTTGTCAACATCCTTAGTCAAGTCCTTAACAAGGAAATGAGCATGGCCATCAGACTCTACTCTTATTTCCTTATAACCGATACGCTTGTACCAGTCTAATACCCAAGATTCGCTTTCCCGGTCATCCCAACGCAATCCAACAGTAAAACAGCTATACATACCACACGTTTCCTCGGCTTCACGCATCATTTTTCGAGCGATACCATCCTTCCTTGCACACTCATCTACGAAGAGCGCCCAAATGAAGGCATCGCAATCCTTCCAGAACGGATCACTTTCCTTTTCATGCTGTTTGGGAATATCAAGATTCAAGGTACCATAAACATCACCCCGCCATACTTCAGATATTAAACATCTACGAACATGATACCAATCTTGTAGCTGGTATGAAACTTTGGTTTTAGTGGCGATTGTGGGTATCATGAACGATATGCAACCTTTCTGCTCATCAGCTTTGGTCTCCTCCATATCCATTTGACGGATTTTCGCTTTTGCCCAATCCATCAGTTTGAAGAATGCCCAAAAGGAAGCAACTATGCTCGCAAAAACCCAATACATAGATAACGTATTTGTTGCAAACAGTTTCTGAGATAACTTATCAGGATAATGTGTATTAAAAGATAACATACTTGCGATGTTAAAACATAGCATAAGTATAACCACTGCAAGAATTGGTATCGCTGCGATACCCACTCGCTTCAAAAATTTTACTACTTTCATTTTCTTATTATTTTATTTTTCATTTTTTATCTGTTTATCTATAGCCTCCTGAGCAAGGATTTCTTGCCAATGGGCTTCATGATTATTTCTCGCATTTTGTTCCTCAGTGAGCTGCGGATTGCAGGTGCCAAAACAATAGACATCCCATTTCTCATACTCCTCCATCTGATATGGAGGCTTAGAGTCTGGGGTGGCAGGAGTATATGCCTTAACGAACTCTTTAGGCGTGAGAGTAACCTTGGTTAATGCAACAGGATCAATGATTTCGTACTTGAAAATACGACTCTTGCCTTTTGCTGGAGAATTGCGAACCGCCTTGACCCAACAGATATTCCCTCGATATTCAGTAGTGAGGCGAGCTATATAGTAAGGTTTCCATTCCCGCTTATCCCTAAAGGCACTACAGATACCCATAGGGGAACATCCGTCATAAGTGACAATATCAGACTGCCAGCAATGATTGTAACCGAGGTTACTGATATGGCCATGCACGCAGAACTTGCACATCTTCATCCTCTCCTGATCATCAACCGATGGAGTAGGCTGCATCAGGTTCTGTTTGATATTAGCCATTGTCTTTCTCACTTGCCATCTTATCGCCTGCCATTTTATCATTATCCCAGAAGACAGGCGCTTCTCCGGCAGCCAGGCGCTCCTTATTATATCTGGCAAAAGCGAGACCTATTTTGTCCTGATAGGTTTCGTTGATAGTACGGCGCTCTTGCTTTATGCGAGCCATACCGTTAGAGAAGATGTTGAAGGAGTTGGTTTTGCGAGTAGCTAACCCTGCGTTGAATACACCGAGGTCGAAAGCCTGCTGTTTCAGGAAAGCCTTTAATGCCTCCTTCTGTTCTTTCATAAAGGCGATTTTGTCTTCCTGCCTTTCACTGCCTTCCCGTTGGTACTGGGATTTCAGACTACTCATGCGGTCATAAGTAGCCATCATCTTCTCGTCTCTCTCCTTACGTAAGGGAGATAACACGTCTGATTGAAACTCTTGTAATGTTCTCATTTTAATGTAAATCCTTTAAAGATTAAACTTATAATTTTGTCGCAGGTAACGAGTGAAACGATAGGCTCGGCATGATAAAATAACGAAAGCCGAAACTACGAAACTGTTTACCTGCGTTATTTTCAATCTTGGAAATCGAGTGATGGAGATTTTGCCTCTATCTCGGCTTTCTTTCTTTCCTTCTCAGCCTTTTTTGCTGCCTTTGCGTTATCAGCAGCTTCGCTAAGAACATTCTTCAGTTCCTCACGAGACAATAGAGGATTGTCCTTCACTGTCTCGATGAACTTCTCTCTGCCCAACTTTTTGTAGAGAGGAATAAACTCCTTATCTACCAAGTCAGCAGGTTCACCGGCTGGAATACCGACCTGCATGAGGGTTTTGCCTTCCTTATTGACGACAAAGAACTCTCTTCTCTTTCCTCCTTCACCTGTGACGGTAATACCACCCGAAAATTTCGCCACGCTAAAACAGCTACTCATCCAGGCTTCTTTCGTCAACAATATTGATTTTATTTCTGTCATAAGCCTTTATTTTAATGAGAAATTAGAAATTATCAAATGCAATATTACTGATAATTATTTGTCATTTCTCACTTACCATTTCTCATTTCTCATTTTTCATTTCTCATTATATATTCATTTCTTTGTCTGTACACCCCGAAGTGTCTTGATGTTCTACATATCGCTTACGTTTCAAGCAGTACTGCCCACTAATACATAACCTACCATATAGACATATCCAACAAGGTTTAGCTTTGGTATTCTCCTTCCCCATTTATCTTCTCACTTATCTTATCATTTATCTTCTCATAATAAGAAACGCTTTTCACATCAAGAAATCAGCCTTAACGTCATCCCTAACGTCATTTCTCATTTGTCATTTCATATACGTAACATATACTTTCGGGTGCAAAGATAATAAAAAACAAGGGAAATAATATACCTTACCTATTTTATTTTCGCATTTAGGTATAAATTTAAGAATTATTATAACTATAATCTATTTTGTACTGAATGTCTCTACAGAAAATAAGTCTTACACCTATATCAGGACACAAAAATCTCCCCAATCCTCACGGACCAGGGAGATAACATGAATTACCAAATATATTATAAGGTTCAATTTTGCTTTTCGCTAAAAGCTCATCACACAAAAACAATGTTTAATATTCATCTTTCAAATTAAAGAGAACTTTTTTAGAGTTTAAAAACCGTCTTCGTTTCGCAACGATATAATCAACCTAATAACTTTTTAACAAACAATATGAAATCAATATTTTAAACAAAATAACTTAATAACTTAGTGTGTAATGAATCTAATTCCGTCCACTTCTAATACCAAGATGTCGTTCACGATACGGATTTCCTTGCTCTTGACGAACTGGACCATCCGTTGATGGCGCAACACATCTACCTTGAGGCAGACACATTCACCTTCATCGACATGCCCTGTCTTGGTGAGGAATTTGATATAGAAGGGTTTTCTTTCTACCTTTCTTGCAGTTTGAGGATGGATATACCCAGTAACAAGTTGGTTGCTACGAGGGTCTATCCATTGCCATTTCTCGCAAAACTGCCGTAAGACAGTAAAGCTTTGAGTATATCTTCCCATAACATTATCTATTAGTATATCAGAAGTTACACCTGCCCAAAATTATAATGATCTGAATGGCTCATCGGCTCATTCTTCTCATCTTGGTAAGGTGGAAACTCTGCCTTCAGGAAACGAGAGAATAACAGGTCTGTCACCTTTCGTTTCTCCTTATTGACATGCTGCCTCTGATACAGAACATCAGGAAAGCAAACATTCTCTACCGGATTTCCCCAAGTCAACTCATTCACCCAGTTGGAAGTATTCGGGAAGAATGACAGGTTGTAAGCAGAAGTTTTAGCGCTCATCTTCTCCAGCATAGGACCAGAAAGCGTGAGGGCTTTATCGTTTTTATAGAGTACCATGTGCGATGTAAGACTGCTCACATTTCTATTGTTAGCATAGAGGATTTTCTCCTTATATTGCTCCAAATAGGTGAACAGTAGATTACTCATGTCCCTCTGTGTAGTGAGTACAAGATGGGTAATCCATCCTCGCTCAAAACACAACTGGAGAAAGACTGCCGTTTCATTTAAGAGAACCGGCATGGAGAGCACCATCACAAGGAAGCTCTCCTTGTGACTGGGTGCATCATCCATCAGATAGGCGATTGCGCGAAAGAATTTCTCCATCGTTACGTCGCCATGTGTGTAAAAGGTAAGCATCCTTCTGGGTGCCTCACTTACAGCCTTGGGTAGTTTCTTATCTACACAACAAGGCGGGATAAACAACAAAGTATCATCCATATACACGTCAGTTCAACAACAACAACAACTTAATATAATAAAAAAAACAAAATTAGACATTCAAGAGCATCGGCATAAGCAGCGATAGTTGCTTTGGCGAAGACTCATTTGGTACAAATACTCCTGCTCGACTGGGATCATTCAACTCTAAGCGAATGGTGTCGCAAGGAATAACGGCTACGCAGTCCAGCAAACTACTTGCCTTAAAACCGATGCGGAAGTCTTCAGGACAGTTACTGTCCTGAATTAGTACCTGATCATCGGCAAATGTACCGAAATCTATATCTTCAGCATGGACGTTGAGGAACATTCCCTTCTTCTGAAGAGAGATAAGATTACTGCTTTCAGACGAGAAAAGCGCTACACGCTTTACCACGCTGATCAGTTCACTTTTACTCATCACAATGCTATAAGGATTGTTACGAGGTATCACTGAGTTGTAGTTAGGGTAGCCACCTTCTACCTTCTTGCAGATGAGTTCAATATCATCTGCTGTAAATCGGATGACGTTTTCATTGTCCTCAATATCAATCGTTTCGCAATCATCAAAGACCGAGAAGATTTTAAGGTAACTGCTATGTACCAGAATCTTGCTCGCTTTTCCTTCACGGTAGTACTCACTGCCACCAGTTTTCGGGTCATTGGTATGAATAACCTTCAACAAAATGTGTCCGGTCGAAGCTACAAATGTAACTTGCGACAAATCTTCTGCCTCGTCGATGCAGAGGCAGTTCATTACAGGACGCAACTCATCGTTGGCCACAAACTTACCAGCATGAGAGAGCACTTCCTTGAATACTGGCATCGGCAGAGCGATATGAGATATTCCATCTTGAAATGGTGCTACAAGAGGGAACTCAGTCGCGCACTCAAAAGCCATCGTCACCTTACCTTGTTTGGCAGTCTCGCCATTGTGAGTGCAGTACTCGATGTTCATGCTATGTGAGCCTGTTTGCTCAGACAGCTCGAAAGTGATTACGCAATCGCCAGGAAGAGTAGCGAGAAGACGCAGGATGTCATCGAGGTGCAGTACGACATCATCAGTGAAGTTGCCTTCGACAACAGAGAAGGGTGCAGGAACCTTGAGCTGAGAGTCGGTGGTAGCTGACACAAAAAAGAATTTTCCATCCTTCTGAGTCAGAAGAACGTTTCCCAAAATAGCTATCGCATTCTTGGGATCTACACACTTCGCAGCCTTCTGCAAGGCTTGACGGAGTAAGAGTGATGATTGCGCTTGTATTTTCATTTTACTTCTATTTATTATATAAATTCAATTTCTTTATTGACGAACTTAATGTATGTATTGAAGAACTGCGTTACCTGTTCGCAAGCTCCACTACCGGTATAGGTGCATCTGCCCGTGCAGTTGGTTCGGGTGCCGTCGAAACTCTCGCAATACTCACCGGGACCAGTACCGCCTCGGTGCTGCGGGCAGAGATATACGAAGGTATCTACCCAGGCTTGGCGATTGGCTACCCTTATGCCTTTCTTCTTTTTTGTTTCTTCTTTCTTTGCCATTTTTTTTATCTTTTAAAAAGGTAGGCTGCTCTTATCTATTTCATCCACCGTAGCAGCAGCATTGTTGCTGCTATCACTGCCATTTGGTATGGCTTGTCTCCTACCCTGCTTACGAGAGGTGAATACCTTCCAGCGTTCCTCCTCTTCGGTAGTAAGTGTAACAATGTTGCCATCATCATCACGATAAGGTAATGGGTCGGGACCTTCCACGTATTCTTTGGCTATCCGTTTCAGCTCGTCATAGCTTTCCGGAACATGATCCTTGCCACTGCGGAAGAAGAAATAGACATGCTTACTGGTCTTTACCTTGCGGATATGCTTTGGCTCAACGCTATCATCGTTCTCCCATTCCCGTCCTACGAAGTATTCCTCCGTTATCCAGGCTCGAAGCTTGAAACAACCATGGCGCTTGTTGTCCTCACCTACAAGAAGGTTTTCAGGATTGCAAATGATGTTCATGTTCTTGCAATACTTCCTGATTTTCTTCTTAAAGGTGGCTCGGCTATACTCCTTACTCTTACCCTCACTGGCATCAGCCCAATCTCGCATAAACTCATTAAACATTTCGTCTGCGCAGATAGGTGCTGAATAGACCTCGTTACGGCTGAAGAACCACTCAAAGTAGTTCACCGTGTTCTCGGTCAGCTCTCTTACCATCAATCTTCGCTGAACGTTCTTCTGAGGAGCAATCACGAAGGTATGATAGCGCATGATAAATTGAACAGCTAAGGCACAGATATATATCGCCTGATTGCGGTCTCGCTCATTCAGATCCTCCGGTTCTTTAACGAGGTTTTTCATCACTTCCTTGGGGGAGCGTTCTAACTTATGCTGCATCGGGTTTTCTCGACAGAACCTATCAGAGAAAGATACCAAAGGAAAACGGCCGATGGTACTCTCATCATCATCACTCAACTGCGAGTTGCTGGAAATTACGTTAGTTGGCGATTCTTCCAACTTGAAGACAATAGGGTCACCAAACTTTCGTTCTACCTTGGCTCCAGCCGTTACCTTATTATAAAAGTACTTCATCGGGAAACCCGAAGGTTTATCTTCCCAATGTACTACCCTATATTTACCCGGAGAAATCAGCAGGTCGGAAAGACTGAACTTTGCATCGGCAATCGTCAGGAAATCCTTCATATCGACGCGCAGCACATTGACTGCTGAACCTACCACAAGTTCTATCATCAATGATTTACCCGAACCGCCACTTGCCTGCTTCTCGTCCTCCACCTCATCTTCGAGAAGATAAGGACAGATACTCTGCATATCAGCCCATGAGCGATAACAGATTCTTCCCAAACAGGAAATCATGTTAGCAAAATGGGAGTCAATGTCGGCAATAGCTTCGGCAGGCATCGGCTCTTTGTTACGGATGCAATCCTGCTCCAGCCGCCACTGTGTATTGCAGCAGCCGCGTATCACTCTCAGAATAGGCCAAAGCTCTTTTTCCTGCTTACCTTTCCAATCCACCTGCCAGCGGAAGGTTTGCGCCCAATCTTTAAGCTCGGCTTTCTTCTGGTCGATTTCGACTCTTGTGAAGACTGGCGAACCGTCTTCATTGGTCTGCGCTTCCTGCTGGGCGATGACCGCTACCCTATCCTTATATTCCTGGCTCTCGCTGATTACAAAAGGAGGATTGAACACCCTCATTGTGAAATCATACGGTCTTTTAGCCAGGGCTGGGATGAAGAAATTCAAGCGGTCGTAGCTGACTGGTGTGATGGTTTCGGGAGTAATCTTTAACGCTACATTACGGAAGAAGAAATACTCCGTATGTGCATCGAAACTTTCGGTGAAGTCTATCACCATGCCCTGCAAGCCGCCAGCCGATTCCTTGCTAAAGTTCTTGTCTATCAGGTTAGCGCAGTCTGACATCATCTTGCGCTCCTTGTCATTGTACCGCCAACTCTGCTCAGTAAACTGCAGGAGTTGGTTTTTCGTTGCCTGAATGATACTCTTCTGGTCGATGTATTCTACGAAACATCTATCCAGATGGATATACTGACCTACGAGGTCGGTACTTTCAGGGTCTATCATTCTGTAATAGCCATGACAGGTCATAAAGAGCCAAACCTTAGTAGGCGATACCTTACAGGTAGGCGGTTTTGGTTTGCCACTTCGAGGGTCACGGGGATATTCTATCTCGAATGGGTCCGTATTGTTGGCACCTCGCAGTCTTGAGTATAGCGGCAACCTTATATCGTGGTCGAACTTGAAGTTGTCGGCATCATCCATGTGATAGCACATCAGATAATCTCTCACGCTTCGTGGTGAGCAACCATACAACCAGTTCCACCTTTGGTTATATCTACTTCTAAAGCCATCTGGCAATGTAGCATAGCAAATATCGCAATACTTGGTTGCGATGGCTCCACAATCCCTCTGGCTGGCGATGTCGTTAGGGTAAAGCATGATGACCCTCTCGGCAAATCGCTTCATCTTCTGATACTGCACAGCATTGAAGTCGAGCTTTTCCTGCCTCCACTGCCCCCGCTCGATATACCAGAAGTTTCTTCTGCCAAGCGAGAAGGCTACGTGGTACCAGCAGTATTTCTGAAAATGGCTGTCCTGCGCCTTATCCTGACGCAGGGAACGCATGGCGTAATAGATACTCAATGCGTCTTCGGGTGTCCGACAGAAAACGATGTTCTGAGCTTTGATGTCGCCCACTTCTATGGGTTGCTGCTCAGTATGGAAGGTGCCTTTCGGCTCTCCGTCCTTGGTTTCGTTCTCTACCCATATCTCCTTAGTCTCTGTATAAGGCTCATCCGGTTGCAACTTTTCTATGGCCGAATGAACGGCAGTAGAGTTGTTACTCCGATGGTCCATGGCATAAGTGAAGACCTTATCACCCATCAGCCATTTGCTCACCTTTCTTACGCTATGATCCTCACAGGTAGAGAAGACTATCGGGTCTTGCTGCATCGCCGGACGGAAGAAACATCCGCAACTGCCTTGAGGCGCTATCACGTCTGTAGCGAAGCAGACGAAAAGAGGGTTCCATGGAGTACCATAGATCACCTCACTCGCTAATTGCCCGTTTCTCACCACGTTGGGCAAGGTCACTTTATCCACGGCATAGATGCGGAAATCATCATTCAGCATGGTCGTGCTGAAATCCTTACCGAAGCCAAATTGAGCGATTCCCTTTACCATTGTGACATCGCACCCCAAAGCTGCGAGCTCCTGGGGATTGAAGTCTGTCTTTGGTAAAAATGAAAACGTCTCAATAGTTTGTGGGGCAATGGTACGATAGTCCATCTTAGCAAAGAGCATCGGCCATTTGGCTCTTGTCTTCTCATTGTCGCCATACACCCTTACCACGAGGTCATGGCAAAGGCGCAAAAGACTTGCCCCGTGCATCGGTAGGTTGCGCATGGCAGCATAGAGTTCCAATGCTCCATAACCGCTTTTGCCGGTCTTGGTACACATCCAGCGCAAGGCTCCATGCCCTGCCTGGTTGTCATCATCAACACCTACCCCATCATACAGACCACCTCGCTCATTATTATAGATAATGAAATGCGGAGTCTGTTGGGCAGGTGTATCTGCATTATCATCCACACCATCATCCGCCTTCTTCTGACAGAACGGACAGAAGCAGGCAGTCTGATTCGCTATATGCTGCTCATCGGCAGGCTTTACAAGGAAAGCCATGTCGAGATTGGCAAGCTGGTTGATTATAGGATGATATATCATTTTCTTACTATCGTATATTTATAGTATCGACGAAAATAGACCCAATGAGATAGGCGAGGCCAAACTTAAGTGATGACGACCCTGCTTTCCAGTGTTATAAGCCTCCAGCTATGTACCTGTCCGAGCGCCTCAATAGGAATGTATCAGTAATGGCACGACACATAAAATTATGTAAAATTGATACATCTCCCACCTATCCATTCAGGTATCATTGCTATTTCGGGCACAGGATCGCGTATGAACGAGTTCAGGACGCATTACTGCCATCCTTCGCCTCTCATGGGTCTATATCGTCAATATTATTATTTCACACTATAAAGAAGACCTTCGGGCGACACGCCAAAATTCACGGTCACTTTTTGAAACAGGATTCTCAGGCTTTTTAATCAGACTATTCCTGCGTCGTTTTGAGAGCCGTTTATTGTGGTGGCAGGGACTATCATCTACCGCACCACTATCGCCCTTTCGGTCTTCCTGCCATTTCACCGATGGCTCGGTTGTCTAAAAAAATAAACATTCGGAACGTATCAAAACACGTCGTTACTCATATTTAAAAACTCCCGCGTTTCCCAACGAAGAAGCTTTTTTCAGTCAAATGTTGTATCATGATGTTTTATGAGTAAAAATGTTGCTATGTGTTCAAAAAAGTCTCAAGTTTCAGATGCCGTATCTTGCAGTTGCAGATAACCTGCATCCGATGTATCAGCATTCGGGTGAAGCTCTCAAAGTTCAAAAGCTCCGTATTCAGCCCTATTACCTGCACCTCTGTTCTCCAGTAGCATTTGCCGTTCTTGACACGGCAACTGTGCGAGGGAACAACCCGAATATCTTCTACGTGATTCTTCAGAATATCATAGATGTATTGGGCAGCATCATTGCACAATGCGAGTGGAGCATAGAAGAGCAAGGTGGGAATATCATCCCTGATGCCTCTCATCGTCTCGGTGTAAGCGATGCGATGAATAAAGGCATGTTTAGACCTTTGCCCCGATGCCTTCAAATGTTGTCTATTGGGCGTATATTTCATGCCCAGATAGTCGTATCTTCTTTTCATAACTCTTGCTGCAATAAAACGTCAAGACCCGCAGGCATTCTGTTTTTCGAGTTCAGATAACCGAATCGGGAAAGCTCGCATTCTCTTCATCATCTGCCAAGTGCTATATATACTGCGCTTGCAATCAAAGATAGGGTCATGAGCTGCACCGTCATCGGCAATATCCTGATAGTCTTGAGTTTGCCCATAAGCCCAATCAACACTAAAAGGAACACTATTGTGATCAAACGTATTGTTTGCCTCCCATAGGAGACGCGCACCCTCCAAATAGTACGTGCGATGGTCACGGAACTGAGTATGCTTGACATTGAACTCGATGCCCAACTTGTAGCAGGCATATCTTAGTATGGCGACGTCAAAATCAGTACCCTGCGCCCAAAGGCAAAGGTCTGTATCTCCCAGCGTTGCCAGCACCTCATCCTTTATCCAACCGAGCAAGTCCGTGATAACCACGTCTATCGGAAGACAAGGATTGTCACCATCATCATCATCAAGCAAAGCCTGTTTTGCTTCTTCACTCTGATGCGACCACCATTCAGCAGTTTTCTGGTCAAAAGTGAAGCCTTTCACAAAGCAGCTTCGCAAATCGACGTTTGCCGAAAAGGTTGGGTACCTCAGCAATCCGTCACTTTTCTCGAAGAACGGATTTTCGGTGTCGTAGCGCTTCCACGCTACCGCGCCAACACTCATGATGGCTGCGGTAGCTGGGAGCGCACAGGTCTCAAAATCAATAGTTATGTCAATCATCGTTTCATCTTTGAAAAGTAAAAAAGTAAAAAGGTAAAAAGAGCATTCCTGCTTCTTTTCCTTGTTCCCTGGATTCATGCGAGGTTTTTACCTTTTTCAGTAAGACTGCTTTTTACCTTTTTACTCTTTTACTTTTTTACCTTTTAAGAACTCTTCCAGCAAGGCCTTGATGCCCACCTTCTCCCACTCTTTCCAGTCATCAGACGAGAAACGCTTGATGATGGTGGTACGACTCATACCGCGCTCTTCCATGAAGGAGTAGAGCTTCATACACAAGCCGTTTGCTGCCTGCTTCAAACAGGCATAGAATACACCCGGCTTATCACTCTGGGCAAGAGTGTATAGATAACCCTTATCGCCAATCTCTTTGCCCAAGGCATCACGCTCCACGTACCCAAGTAATACCTTACCTATATCAGGCATACCTAAAAACTGACTTTTACAGTTATTAATGCCATTGATTTCCCAAGTATCGAAACCTTTTTGGAAGAAACGAAGGTAAAAAGTAGAGTCAGTGAAGCCCTTAGCCGATAAAAACTCAGCTAAATTCTTCTTCTCTTCAGCATTTAGGTCGTTAACGTCTAACGAATTGCCCTGCTGCGTAACTTTTTCTATAATTTCCTTTGTCATTTCAATTTTAATCTTTAAATTTGTTGCAAATTTAAAGATTAAAATTGAAATAAACAAACGTTACGTATATTTTTCTTTTAAAATTAGGGGAATTTAACATACGTTACGTATAATATTTAGTTTAGAGTGTGTTTTTAGAGTTATTCACCTTTTTAATTATTAGTGATATGAAATATTGTTATAATTATAGCTTCCTCGAAAAATGGATAAAAGCGAATAGAGATATTACGGATAGGCAGATTCTTCATGCCATAGGTACAACAAGCAATACGAGGCTGGGTAATTGGGAAAGAATGAAAGCCCCTATCCCTACTATCCAACTCCTGCGATTCTGCAATACGTTCCAGGTACCTATCACCGCTTTCATCGTTGATACGGATGCTAAATACGATAAAAGCATAGATGAACTTGACTATGTGCAACCAGACATTAATGACCAGTTTGAGCCGAATGGCGGCTATATCTCACAAAATGAGAGACGACCTAACGGCGGTCGTGCCCTGCGTGATCCTATGGATGTGGACCGTATAAAATCCATCATACCCGGACTGACAAACATCAAGGCCCATAGGCAGAATGTTCAGACTGGAGACATCCATCAGTCATCCTCTGCCCATCATGCTTTCATCAATCAGTCTCTTCCAGAAAAGGAACCAGACGTGAGCCTATCAACGCTTAATAAGATGCTTGATATTATCGCAGAGCAACAGAAACAGATGGCAGGGCAACAGACACTCATTGCAGAACAGCAACGAGAGATTGCCACCCTCACCCACCGCATACTCAGCATGACTGATGCAAGATATGGCTCTGGCAATGTCAGTATGGCTGCAGACCCGCTGCGACATGATAATAAATAACAAAAAAGGTCGCCTATCCATCACGGACGGGCGACCAAGAAGATAATAAAAAATCTAACTAATAACCAAAAACATAATAAAAAATTAAGATCATTTCTAAAATTCGATTAGAACGCTTCTAAGAAAAAGAATAATCTCACGATCACTTTATGATTCATTTGTTGCCGACATTCTGCGGCGATAAAATTCCTTCTCTGTGATTACCTGACAATCGTCTGACAGGCTTTCGTAAGGCACATCAGTGTACCAGAAACCACGATACTTGAACAAGGCAGGAGCCATGTCACCAAAGGAGAACGGAAGGATGACTGCATTCCCATCCTGGTCCTTGATAGGATTACCATCCTTATCTTTCGCCTCAATAGGTTTGAGTAGAAGAATACCTATCAGATTCATTTCGCTCACCACAGGCAGCGCCATCATTTCCTTCTCCAACTCGCTATCCTGCTCTGGAACGAAGTAAGGAGTTCGCTCGATACCCTCCACGTTAGGGATTTCGATATTCTTCCATCCAGGCTTGTTGATGGTGTTCTTGAACTCTACCATCGCCACACCGCCAGCCATGCCAGCCACCGACTCAAAGTAGGTATCTCCACCCTGCTTTTCCACCCAGGCTCTTGCCGTTTCACTCACCCTATTGCAATCGTCAATAAAGCTTTGCAACTTCTTACCTGTCTCGCTTTCCTCACTTACCTTGAGATAAACGTGAGGTCTGTTGTTCTTTCCCATAAATCCTTTATTTTGATAATTAAAACTTTGCCTTACAATAAATAACCGGCTCACCACTTTCATCGTTGTGCATCTTGAAGCCGTGATAACTCAATTCCTGCAGATACAGGCTCAACGGGTCACCCAACGGACAGACCACCGCCTTGAAGTAGCTCCTCAACTGATAGTCGGTATAGGTATCGCAATCCTCCGTCCAATGATCCAACGGAGCATATTGATTACAGAATGCCGTTATCTTCGCCGGAATAACGAAATCATCCAAGGTTACTTGCGCCTGATCGCTATTGTCGATTCCGTCAAAATCATTTCCTCTTTTACCCTTTCCCATTGTCAGTATGTTTTTTGAAAGATGTGAGTACTAAAACGATGACCAGAATGACGAATAGAGCGAAGGCATTCTTGGATGCCTTTTCGATGAAAGACTGTCTTTTGACATCTTTCGTATTCTTCTCCTGCCTATCCGATAAACTGTCGTTGATTGCCCAGTGGGTACCCACATCACGCTTATCGCTTAGTGCAATACTATCCACGCCCTGCCACATCTGTTCGACTTCATGCTGCTGATGGTTGGCAGTGGATTGGGAGCTGCTTTGTTTCTGTGAGCCATAATTGCGACGGATGGTCCTATCCGTGGTAGTCGTCTTGTTGCCATGCGCATCCGTGGTCTCAGTTATCAGCTCATGGATGGTTTCAGAGAGGCTATCACCTTCAGTAGTAGAAGACGACACCTGCACCGTCGATTGCGTACTTTTCTGCACGCTATCCGATGATACCACCGTCTTGCGTACACTATCCGTCTGCTCGGTTCTCATGCTGTCCTTCACTTCCTGGTGGCTCATATCAGTCACTCGACGAGAAGAAGCGCAGCCTGTAAGCACCATCACTACCGACATCATCAGTAGTAGTATAATCTCTTTCCGTTTCATAAGTATTCATTCTTAATTTTTTCTGGTGCAAAGATACGAAGAAAGAAATAAATGGGAAGGACAAAGATTTTTAAAGGTAAAAAGGATTTTTAAAGGTAAAAAGGTAAAAGAGTAAAAAGGTAAAAAGAGCAATCCTGCTGATAAAGGTAAAAAAGTAAAAAGGTAAAAAGGTTAAAAGAACAGCAGGGCAATATCCCGCCAGGCTCTTTTAACCTTTTTACCTTTTTACTTTTTTACCTTTACCCTCGGTAGAATACTGGTGCGAAAGAACCTTTGCAGTCAAAGAACTCCTTGGCCTTTTCCTCGATGCCCAACTTTCGAAGCATATCAAAGTCCTCATCGCTGCACTCCACGCAGAAGCGGTCGTTCTTCATACCGACGAAGGAAATGCGGGAAACCAGTGATTTTTCTGCGGTGCCTATAATAAGGTTACAGAATGCCTTCCATTTGTCGGTACCCTCGCCTACCTCGGTCTTTATCTTAGAAGATGCAGGCTGCACGATAGGATTGCCAAACAAATCGGTCTGAACCTGCGTCTGAGGTTTCCCTTGCATTTCAGCTATTGAATCGTAGATACGAAACTTCAGAAAAGCAGGATTGCCTACCTTACGTTTACCATTATATATAGGTTCTACCGAAACACAAATATCCAAAAGTCCGGCTTCTTTCAGTCTGTTGATGTCGGCAATACTCGTATCGATTACATTCTTCTTAAACTGAGAAAACTTAGGATAAGCCTCCTTAAAGACTTCACCATCACCCACCTCAATCATACCCAGATAGGTTTTGATTTTTCGTACCGTCAAACCGATTTCCCTTTCTTTCCAGTTATTTCCGCTTGCATCCCTTAGTATGTAATACATCATAGGCATACGTGCCACCTCACCTATCAAAGCGATATTATCAGGATGAGATACATAGCCTTCTGCCATGTTGAAAACATAGTCCAGGACGTAGGTCTTTCGTTCCGGGTCTATTACCTGTGGGTTCAGCGAAAACACCACACCGGAGTTCATAACGGCTGTATCTCCACTGGCAAACACATTATACATTGCCATACCCCAGGTACCATCAGCCTTCTTCTTCGGGCACTCTATCGTAACCTTCAGTACATCGGCTACTGCCTGACGAGCTGCATAGTAATTGTTTTCTGGAATGCCAAGTTCAGCGAAAGGGATATATATCTGCGTAACACCCGAATTTTTCGCCGCCTCAGAGAATAGAGATTTCGGTATCTTGCGTGACCTCGAAAGGTCTGAACCGAAGAATTCCTGTATAAACGGCTGCAACTGCTCGCTTACCTTTATTAATACTGCCTGCTGCAGGAGTGTAAGGTTTTTGCTCAAACGAGTGAAAGCAAACGGTGTGTTGATCCACTTCTGCGGCAAAATGCTATTTTCTGCCATATTCTTATCATTTTCATTCATTTTAGGCAAAATCTTACTAAAGTCTTTTACCTCAATATCCATATTTTTAGTCATTTTTACTAAAGTATTTTACCTATTTACTATTTCTTTTTACCTCGCATAAAGCCAAAGTGCTGATAATCAATACATTTAGCTTATCCCTTATAATATAAATATAAAGAAAGACTAATTTTCCTATATATTTATATTTAAATAAGTAGGTAAAAGACTTTAGTAACTTTTTACCTAAATAGGGGGTATCGAGGTAAAAGACTTTAGTAAGATTTTACCTATTTACCCCATTTAAGGTAAAAGACTTTAGTAGGATTTTACCAAAACTTAGCCACAAATGTAGTGAGTTAGTACCGAAAACTACGTTATTAAAAGTATTAAATGTATTAAACTTTATTCTACTTTTTACATAAGTCACACAATCCGAACAAACGGATTGCTGTACCTTACAGGACATAACGAGTGCCCACTATTGACTATCCTACTGACATAGGAATCGCCAACTACTTTTCGCATGATGTTCAATGCTCCATTCTGGTCGGCATTAATAAGTTTACCAACAGAAGAACGGAAGAGCCCTCTCTTTCTTCTTCTTCCAAGGTATTGCTCATGCTTGCCGATAGGTTCAAGAGCCAGCGCATCACATTTACTTGTGTAGCTTTCTTCATGTTCAACGAAGTCAATGCCAACCATTTCGCACTTGTATCTTAGATAGGAGGCTAATCTCGCAAAAGGCATCTGAACAAACTTCTGATTGTTCCTCTTGCCCATGTCGGATTTCTGTTTCCATCCGGCATTGTAGCCTACAATTAACCTGCCTATCTTTTTCTCTACAAGTTTGTCGACAATCTGGCGGCTGACCTTTTGGAAAGAATCCTCAAAGTAGCGGTCTCGCTTGTCGTACATACGAATGATTCTTCTTGTGCTTCGCTTTATGCCTTGCTGGTCTTTAATGGACTGCAAATGAGAAAGTGTCTTGTTAAAGTATTGATTGTATGATTTGAGATATTTGCCGCTAAAGATAACACACCCCTCGTCAGTCACCATCGTAGAGAGATTATCAAGTCCGAGGTCGATGGCTGCGCATTTGTTCGTGTCAACATCTGCGTGCTGTACGTCATAGTCATAAATAATCTCAACCTTGATATTATGTCTATTGGGAAGCATACGCACCTGATTAAACTTGGCAATGTGACTGCCGTATTTTTCCCATTGAGGAATATCCACGAACAAGTCCTTTGCAAGTTTTATGCGTCCATTCTTGATACTACATGACTGATTGGTATAGTACAAGTTAAACATGTCACCGCGTTTTCGATAATGAGGCATCTGTGGCATGGCTTTATATTTCTCAGGATGCTTCTTCCAATCCTTTATGCTCTTGCAGTATGCCTTTATGTTCTTATCCAAAACACGGAGTATCTGCTGTGAACACTTTGACTTCAGTAACTTGTAATTACATTCGCCTTCGAGGTTTGTGACACCCTTAATGAGTTTATCCATGTCATTATACCACGTCCAAACACCGTCAGCATCAAGGCGCTGACGGAACAGATAGAGAGCCTGATTATACAGGTTGTTCGATATACGGAACAACCTGTCTAACTCATCTGTGTGGCTTATGTAGAACTTATAGACTAATCTCATTTTTTAAGTCTTCTTGTACTATTTCTAACTTGCGTTTTCTTCTCTTGCTGTACATCTTCATGGCGAAGCAGCGCAGCAAAGAAATTATCTCTTCAAAGATTTCGGCTTCGTCGGATTTGTCATCCGAATCATTAATCACAACTATCTCGCATCCAAACTCAGCAAACAGTCTCTGAAACATATCGAAAGATATTCTCGAAAGTCTATCTTTATATGTTATGTAGAGCTTAGCAACTTTGTAACTAAGAATGTCATCAAGTAGCAATTTGAAATGCTTGCGGTCGAAGTTCATACCGCTTGCTACATCCTTGTATGACTTGTTGACCTTTATTCCGTTCTTGTTGCAGTAACTAATAAGCGTCAGCTCTTGATTTGCGAGGTCTGTTTTCTGCTTGGCTGTTGAGACTCTTGCGTAAGTGACATTCAATCTCTCATTTGTAAGACCAGCCTTGTAGTAAACATCGTCATCATTGTAATCATAGAAACCGTTTGACAACCCGACTACCCGAATCTCTTTATTCTGTACATATTTTACCAAAGTTTGGCGTGATATGTGTAATATCTTCAACACTTTTGCACTTTTCATGTTGCAAAAATAAGAAGAATAATTCAATTATCAAAATATTATGTCATAATTTTCATATTATTTGTTATTATACCATTCGGTACTATTTTGGTACCTCAGAAGGTAAAAGACTTTAGTAAGATTTTACCTAAATCTGACTTTTCGTTTACCTACAAATCTGACTTTTCGTTTACCAGAAAAAGCCTTTTTACTCTTTTACCTTTATTTATGTCTATCCAGGTACTCGATGACAGCTTGCAGGGCAATATCCTTAATAGGAACACCCGTCTCCATCTTCATCTGTAATATCTGCATGTAGTAGTCTATCGGCACATAGATAGTGATGCCGTTCTGAGTCTTCTTGCCAGTAACTTTGGTAGAAGCAAAAGTTGTTTCAACGGTTTCTGCTTGCTCTTCCTTAACAGGATGAGACAGGTTTACATTGATTTCGATGTTTTGTTTCATAGCCTACCCCCCTCCTACATCACTCTATTTCGCTCCACGAACTCATGTATCGCCTGCAAAGCCAATTCCTTGAGAGTCTTCTTCTCAATCTTTTTCAGCATCATCAACTGGAAATAATCTTCCATCGGAACGTTAACAACGATACCGTTGGTCGCACTCTTATCTCTTATAGCTGCTAAAGCCTTGTTAGGAACTGGGGGCGTATCTGCAGGCTCCGAACTTTCCCGAGTCTGCTGTGGCTCATCTTTTGGCTGTACTGGTGCTTCCGGCTTTTCTCCCTTCACCTGCTCTGCCTGAACCTCCGGCTTTTCTTCCTCCGGCTTTTCTTCCTTTGGCTTTTCTTCCTTTGGCTGTTCTTTCTGCACTTCGGGCTTACGTTCCTCAACCTGCGGATGAGACTCTTCCGGTTTCTGTTCCTTCACCTGCTCCTCGGTTTGCTCTTTCTGCTGCTGATCGGTGTCAGGTGTAACGGGTATCAAAGGGGCACTACCCTGCTCGTTATCGTCACGAATAGACTCAGCGGTCTTTGCTACTTTCGTTTTTCCAAATTGAAATTTTGACATAACTTTTTCTAAATTTACAAATCCATAAAACCTGTGATAAAATCCATATACCCATAACGAGCCTACTGCTCGCTATAGGTATCAATAATCTCCTTGGCAAAGGCTGCGTAGCTTTGCGCTGCATCACATTCAGGAGCATAGGTAAAGATGTCCTGAATCATCGCCTGAGCTTCCACTATCTTAGTACGGCGAGGAATTTCGGTCTTGAATACATAATCGCCATACTCATCATCTACGTGCTTTGAGAACTCCACGCTTGCCTTGGTGCGCTTGTCCACCATCACTTTGAGTAAGCCGCGCAGGTTGAGATTTGGATTGATTTCTGCCTTCACCTCTTCTGCCCATTTTATCACGCTTGACGAACCGAAGGTAGGCAGGGCTTCCAACTGCATAGGGATGATAATGCCCGTAGCTACTGCCATCGCATTCTTGGTAACGAGATTCATAGCCGGTGGGCAGTCGATGATGATGTAGTCGAAGGCATCAATCACGCTCTGCTCGCCCCCCTGGTCTTTTGGAAGAGATACAGGCAAGCCGAATATCTTGACCAATACCTTCAGAGGATTCAGCTCTCTCAACAGGAAAGGTTCTACGTTCAGCATATCCTCCGATGATGGAGCGATATAGAGATTTCCGCCGTAATCTTGCTCACCTACATTCACCTGATACACTGGGAGAGAAGTCTTGTTTACCAAAGCCTCGTACATGGTACCGTGCTTATCGGTGCGATCACGCCAACCGCAAAGCAAGGACACATTAGCAACCTGGGCATCCAGGTCAACGATCAATACACGAGAACCATTCTCTCTAATAAGACCACATGCCAAATTGTGTGCAGTGGTACTCTTTCCTACTCCGCCCTTGTCATTCACAATAGCAAGGACCTCCTTTAATTTTTCTGCCATATTCTATTGTTATTTGATTTCTAAAACTTGGTGCAAATTTAATAAATATACCTCATACTACCAAACTTTTTATTCTAAAAAATAAACTTAGGTACGTATTTTAATATTTATTTATATATATACATACCAATCTACCTATTTATCTACCAATTTACGTACATAAGAATGTAAATATATAAATAAATAGATAGATAAAAATGAACGTAGTTAAGTATATATATAAATAAGTAAAAAGGAACGTAACTAAATATGTAAATATATAAAAAAATAAGGATGAACGTAAATAGATAAGTAAAAATATAAATATCTAAATAAATAGAAAAGTATAAACGTACAAATGTACATACATATATATAAACGTACGAAAGTACTAAACAGACAAATAAGAAATTAGAAATGGTCAAATGCAATATAGCTGCTGGTCATTTCTAATTTCTCATTTCTAATTTGTCATTATCTAAAACTCTACATTGTTCTGTTCCTCCTCCCACTCATCATTTACCGTAAGGGAAAAGCCGGACTGATGGTCATAGTAAGAACCGCTTATGGTAGTGATACGATTACGCTGGAGGCGTACATTCGGGATGGTGAAGGAAGCATACGGCTCGCTGCTATCCTTGCGGTTCATCTGGAGAGAAATGTCCGTCGTGTAACCGTCGCCAGCAGGAGCCAGGAAAAAGTAAGAGATAGTGCTGCCTGTTTGGTCAGCATACTGCGAAGCGTCAGAGGTGCGCTGATTTTTTGCAGTTTCCATAACGGAGAAACTTTGCCAGTTCCATGTTTTATACTCATCGAGAGACAACTGGATGGTGCTGCAATCAGCCGGAAAGGTACCTGTATTTCTAAGTACCAATTTTGCCACCATGCGCTCCAACTGGATATGGATGGTCTGGTCCTTGCCTATACCTACGTTGACATCCTGCGAAGCTCCGAAACTATCAGAGGTCTTGTCGCTCGACCATATCACAGGCACATTGTTGTCATCAGCTACCGCAAAAGCAGTGTTCTCCTGCAAGTTCCATAAAGCGCCATCTGCACCCAATAGGGTAGGGGATGAACTTCTCGTAGCAATCACCTTGAGGGTATGATTGCCGTAATCGAGGTTCAGCGTAGGCTCGGCAAAGTCTTCTGCCGTACTCGTCTGGTGCAATACCTGGAGTAGTTTGCCGGTCGCCTTGTTGTAGTCAAGGATGTAGAGATCCGTGAGCTGCTTGCCATTCGCTGCCATGAATGCACGGGTGTATGTTACCGATGGAGTAGGGGAGCAGACTAACTTGACCGCCACCTTACCATGGACTGTACTCTGATCTTGTTCTTCAGACTGATTGATTACTTCGTTTTCGCTGCATGATGTAAGGGACATCACGCTTGCTGCCATCATCAGGGCAGCCACTAAAAAGTTCTTCTTCTTCATTTCAGTTTTCGACTTTAATATGTTATTAGTTTATATTTTTGTCGCAGGAAGCAGGGTATAGCTGCTTCCTGTGATTATCTTCGCATACCATAATAACGCGTAACATTCCGGAATATTGTGTATATCTACGTATTTTTCAGTTACTCCATCAGGTTAGGGTCATTGTCGTACTTGCTGCAGGCTATCTGCTGCCACTCGTAAGACTTCTCCTTATATAGTTTCTCCTGCTGCTCTTCGTCCTGTATCTTGTTCCACAGCTTTTCAAAATTCTCCTTCACAAACTTTCGTATCGGTCCGAGATACATCCTTTCTTCCTTGTAGATGATACGGTTTTGCTCTTGACGTTGTAAAGCACTACTTGAAATTGACTTCGAGAAGAATATCCCAAAGTCAACCTTAGAACCTATCAACTTGCTGTATTCTATCAGGAAATAAACCAGCTGGTCTCTCAATCTTCCTAATATATCCTCGTCTTTATCCTCCAAACCGAGCTTCGTAAAGTGCAGATTTTTAAATAAAGACATAACTAATACTCCCTTATCAGTTTCTACCGTCAGTTCATAAGTTGAACATTTATCTCCGTCAGTATAGAAAAAGCGATCCATGAATACCTTCAAGGAACCGGTCATATTTGATTTATCTATGCAAATATCATATTTCTTCAGGTGGGGAATAATCAATGAAACATCATCAGCATATCCGAAAAGGTCATGTAAATTTTCAAAAGGTATCGTTTCTCCACGATGACCGATGATAGGAGACTTCATAAAATTGTCATTTATACCCGCAGGGACACACCAACCTTCTTCACTGATATAATACGGATCGCTCCACTTTTGTAAACAGTCCTTGTCTTTCTTCCATGCAATACCAATACGCTCATCAAGCGCGCCCCACCCATCAAAGAAAATGGCGTGATCGTTGCAAGGGATAGCAACTATTTCTTCATTATTATTCATATTTTCTAACTTTATAATTGTTCTACGATATATGACTAAGTAGTGCAAAGGGTGCAGGGATATTGCACCCTTTGCTATAAATGTTCTTACTTGAATGCTCCAGCCAGAAGAGGCAAGAAGAATACTGCTACACCGATGGTGGAGAAGAGCAGCACTGCTACACCTACGAAGGCGAGGGCTGCAAGGGAATATGTGATTGCTTTTTTCATATTGCTATAATGTTTTGAATGTATTTTAATTGACGTTTCTTATTTCATATCACTGAGTACCCAGTTCTGTGTCAAGCCTGCAATGTCGTTTGCAGCAAGGAGCGTAATCAGATTGATGAGTACAGCCACATAAGGCTCTTGCTCTCTTCTCAGTTTGGTTTCGAGCTTTTTCGAGTTAAACCAATCTACAACCGGCTGCATCGCAATAATGCAAGGTTGTATGGTACCACATTCATTTGTAATATCCGTGATGGTTTCATGGCGAATCTGCATTTCGTTAAAGTTCAGATCGTTTGCGAGCTTATTGCAAACAATCTCTTCGACTTCTTATTTATTCATAGCCTTGTAAATTTTAGTATTGATGTTTATAATTTTGTCGCAGCATCGGTGAAAAATCACCGACACTATAACGAGGGGTCCTCCTGCGCCTATAAGGTCGTAGTCTTTATAGCTCGGAAGGTATCAGCAATATACTTGCTGCCTCCGTGACTCATGATCCACTCATGCACATCGTCAGGGATGACGTACTGTCGCTTCTTGCCTTCAGCAGCAGGTCTGCCTTTCTTATTTGATATTTTGGTATTCTCCATAAAGATCCGCTTCGCCGTGATGCGGTAGGGCTGAAATATCTTAATTAATATTAATAATTCGGGTAAAATGATACACCGTATTGTTTTATTTCTTAAATTTGCACTCGTCTTCGGAAGGCTTTTCAATCGTACCTTTATGGAATTGAAAGAGCAATAGCACTTCCGTTGACAGTCAGACTCTTCAAAGTCTGTGGATTCAAACGCTCTTAAAGAGCCAAATTTCTACTATAGTAGATTCGAGCCGGAAGGCTCGCAGTGCCCCGGCTTCGGTCGGGGCTTTTTTATTCCTCTTCCTCCTTTGCTAATTTAATAATTTCTCTACGTGTATAGTACTTAATTTCTCCATTAAGAAATTCAAAGTAAAAAATGTTCTTGTTGTTTTCTATCCTGCCATAATCACTTAAATATGCTTGGCTACGTAATCTGTCAAAGAATTTTTGAGCCAAAACGTTTCGGAATAATTTCTTACCTGTTAATGGTAAACCCTCACGCGTTACATGAACCTCAACTCCTCCACTAAATGATGAAATTCTTCCTTCGTATTTCAACATATATACTGACTTAACCGTGTTGTCGAGGGCTGAATGGGGTATTATTTATCCGATTTTCTTATCAGGTTTTCAAGAGCCGACTCTAAGGTATAATCATTTTTAGGGTAATAAGATGTTCCTGTGTCAGCTCCCATAAGGAAGTTTTCATCATACTCCTCTTCGGAATATGGAAGAATATTTCCTTCTGGTGTTTTAATATAGTTAAGAAACCAGTCTTCTTCGTCTTCTGAAACAGTCACGGCATATCCGTTATACTCGACATTATAAGAGCCGTCCTCGTTGTCACTATAACGACAACCTATCTTAATTAACTCTTCTTCTAACATTGTCTTCATATCTTATCCGCTTCACCGTGCTGCGATAGGGCTGAACATTGTTACTTAAAATCTACACCTTTGAGCGGATCATTATCGCCGCCGTCCTCAATCTCGATGCTTTCCGTATTTTTCAGAAGGAGCTTTCTGGTCGCCTCCAGCATCATAATGGTGTGGATGGTGGCCTGTCTTGCGTGATAGTCTGAGCCGGCATCGTCCACATACTGCTTATTCATACGGACCAGCGTATTCAGGAAGTCAGCACACTCCTCGCGGCTCGGATTGTTCACGTGAACCTCGCAGGTAACAGCCTTCAGGAAGTACTCCATACCCTTCTTCAGCAAGGTTCTTATTCTGCCCGTATCAGGATGCAGCCCTATCATCTGGTGAATCTTGATTCTCAGGCTGCACCCACGGCGAGGAAAACCGATGCGGTAATCATCGCCTACCTCCTCCTTTTCCTCATCGATGTAATCTACCTTTGCGATAAAACCGCAATCCTTATCAGTACAGACAAGGAAGTCACACTCACCACGCTTGTGATTTCGCAGCGTGTCTATAATAAACAGGGGAATTTCTCTTTTTGCCATATCTCCAAGTATTTTATGATTCTTTGTAGAGCTGACAATACAGCTCCGATCTCATGCGCTTGATATAAAAGACTACTTCGCCCGGTGCAGGCTGATAGTCTGACTTTACAAACATCGCATTCTCGCCATCTGTGGCTACATACTTCTCCATCCCGTAAGTGTTCTTAGGGATGCTACCCTCATAGTAGCTTTTGGCTACAGAGGATAGCTGCAAGGGTGATAATATCATTTTTTCCATATTCTATAAATAATATATATGATTCTACAATTTGTTCATAACGTAACGGATAACACGCTCGGTATATGCCTCAAGGCCAAACTTCTTGCCATACTTGCGAAGGTCAGCAAGCGAAATCTCTGTAGCCTCGTGACCGATGGCAGCCTCGTAGCGGTTTTTGAAACCCTGGGTACCTGGTCGGCAATTGCCGGAAGCCAAAGACTCCTCAAAGGTAAACATGTGATTTCCTAACTTCTGATAAACGAGCTGATCCTTGCTTCTGGCATTCAGCAGACTAAGAGCCTGTTTGCTGCGCTTCTCCGCGTTGATACGCTGCGCCTCCTTCAAAGATTTAGCCACGACGTGCTCACCTCTTACCAGGAAGCCCTTCACGGTCTTAATATCAGCGATAGCCTTGCCCTGCTCAATCCACTCGCAAGCCACACCGCTACGTTTGATTTCGCCACGCACGAAGGTAATCAGACCGCCCACGATATAGATATTATATCCCTTCTTTAAGTATAGGCTAAATGATCGGCGTATCATAGAGAAACGACAACTCTTGCTATATCCGTCAAAGTCCCTAACTTCATAACAATTTATGCCATTTTCTCTTCCAATATAAGCACTTAATTCATCCAGATGAGAACCAGTATTCAGACGATTGATAACCTGCTTGTAAGCTTCCGAATTATTCTGCTTGTTCTGAATGAAAATATGGTCATTGATATAAGCCAATTCCTTTGCTCTCGCTTTCTCAGCCTTCTTCTCAGCCTTTTCAGCCTCCTTCTTCTCTGCTGCCTGGCGTGCAAGCATATCCAGATATTCGTTTTCGCTGGCAAGACCGTTTTTTTCCAGATACTTCTTGAATGCCTTCTCAGCGAAGCCGATATACCTGCGTACCTTTGCCGTTAACTTGGCTTCATCCTGCTCGCATTCACCGATACGGATAGTACCATCCAGGAACTCCACCTCATTCTTACCTTTCAAGTAGTCAGTAAGGCGAATCCAGGTAGCGCAGGCTACAGAGACGGAAGAAATCACGTAGTTATTGATGCAGCAGTGCTTATAATCATTCTTGCGCTTATAAGCCTTCTCTATATCAGCGAATAAACATGGAGCGTTGATAAAAAACGTATCAGCGTTGAAATTTACAGGAGCATCCGATTTTACGAAATTACTTGCAAAAGAACTTCCAAACTCTGTATATACATCCAGCTTATAACTATCCGCAAGCGGAAGGTTGAAGAAAAAGGAAGCATCGCCATAGCGATACTGCTCGTTCTTACCGAAGCCACGGAAAGAAACCTCGCGCCCCTTGTGCTCGTCTGCCTCGTCAAATCTGAATGATCCGAAACATACGGTAGCGTTGTTACGTACATTGTCCTTAAACTCCTTGAAAGTGATAATCATATTTTTCTGCTCATGCCCTTGAGACTTATTTGGCTATCTGGCACAGCCGGTTATTATTAGTATTATATATTATCTTCTTGTTTTATCTGATGCAAAGGTACGAATAATTTCTGAAACTACCAAAAAATACACATAAAATACTGTTTTAGATGTATTTTTAACGTTTGTTTTATTTGCAAAGTAAATTCATGCCGCTTTTTTTATCTTTCAAATACCTTGGGTAAAGATTGAATCATAGAAACTTTTCTCGAAATCCTTCTTTTGCTTGAAGGTATTGAGTTCCTTCCATCTTTCTGCACCTATCAATTCACGAACACCCTGGCACGCCCTGTCATAGGCGAAGCTATCCATCCCCTCGTTATATCGCAAGATAATATCGCCGATGCAACAGAAAAATCTAATTGAAGCAAACGGATCAAAAGCATTCAGTTCTTCCAGGTTCATCGTGATTCCGCACATACGTCGGCGCGACCAATGATGAAAATACTTGCGGATAGCCTCTACAAGAACCTGATTACGCTCGCTACGTTGTTTATAGTCTTCAGCGACTTCCTGCTTGTATTCGTCACGTTCCTGGATATACTTGTCTATGTCCTCGTCTCCGTAAGTGTAAGCCTCCATCACGCCATCCCATACTTCTGCATCATCTACATAATACTTATTGTCGAGATAGTCTGAAAGCTCATTGTTACCGCAGAACTTGTAAGGAACGTGAAAAGATAGCTGAATGCCGCTTTTCAGGCGAAAATAAATAGCAGAATCATGCACCTTGATTTCTCCTTTGAATTTATCTACGAGAACACGGAGAGCCGATTCCTTCGCAGCATAGATCATATCATTATAGCTTAATAGATCTGCTGAGAGTTTACCATAGCCCTTGAATGCTGAAGCATTGATATAGCTAAGTTCGCGAAGGGCTTTCTCTGCATCGCAGTTAGGGAGGTTAGCCAGGAACTCGTCGATATACTGCTTCGTGTATATCTTGCTAAACTTCTGATGTATCATAATCATTTGCTGAATTGCTGTTGCCACCAGTTTTAATGTTTCTTTTCTTTCGCCGCCTACCGGGGAATCGAACCCCGAGGAGTGAGGATTGCAGGCAATCCAGGCTCCCGCCAAACGTAGGCGAAATTGCTGCTGCTATCCTCCCGGACCGCAGACAGCGTGAAACAAGTGCGGACGCTTCCGCGAAAAAACATTTAAAATTTCAAAGTTATTTCAAAGAAATAATGCACCTCGCCGTGGTGTCGATCCACGCTTGCCGGTCTGCCGGACGGGGTAGGGGAAGGCTTTCAGGCTTCCCCTGTATGGGATGGTAGGGCATTTTATGGATAACCCTGGTATATCTCATTCTATGCTGCATCACCTTGCGCATAGCGCTTAATGTAATCTGCCTTAAATTCTTCCTCCGTCATACCTTTCGCTTTAAGTATGTCTTCCCAGTAACCTTCGCGGATATACTCCGCCTTAAACTCCTCGAAGGTATGAGTGGAGAATTTATCGGCAACGTAATAGGCTTCACTTCGCAATTCAATAGCATCGCCTATCCAGCACCCTGATAAGATGAGGTTCTCTTCGTCCGGAGTCTCCTCATCCTCATCCATCCGCTCATCGAAATGCTCGATGGCGTACTTAATCATCGTGCGAATATCTTTTGCCCAGGAACAGGTATCGTCAGGGCTGATATTACACTCCTTCAGAACCATTCCTACGAGTTCGTCGATAGAGAGACGGCTCTTGATGTATGCGTTGTGGTAGAAATCGAAAGGGATAACATGATCCAGCTTCCATCCCTTCTCCTCGTTGATGGATGGTCGGCCGTATGCCTTGCGGCTCTCTTCTGTTACCTGCACTTCGTTCTCTACATTCTCTATAACGTTCATACCGTTCTTATTATTATTCTTTGCGTTCATAATTTCTGATCTTTTAATGTTGTTATAAAATATTATTTGTAATTTCTGAAGCTCTCTATAATGAGAGTGATTTTATTATTCGGTGATAATACATTTACCTTCCGGTGTCTCGTAATCTATCTTATTATTCGCCCAGATGGTGATTTCTTTCGGCTTATATACGTTAAAAGCCTGATGATCGCTAACATATATCCATTCTGTTCTATTCTTTTTCTCATATACCAAAATGGCGGCCGTTTTTTTGAAAGCATAGGCTGCGGCAAACATATCGCCAGCAATATTGTTAATTTCTTCCGGCTTATTCCACCAGCTCTTTGCAATCACTTTCTTGATCTTTCCTGCAATACACAGGATGTAAGCATATTCTTTTCTCATAATTTCTAATTTCTAATTTATTCTATAATCTATAATGATATTTTGTTTAGCCTGTGCGAATTACCGCACAGGTGGATTTGTGATTTCCGAAGCCTTCTATAATGAAGGCTTACGGCTTCTGAATATCTCGCCATACCTTGCGAGCTTTGCACTGCGACACGCTGCCGATTGCCCACCCTTTATGTTTTGCGGCAATCTGATTAAAGCGATACCAGATGTTTATATTTGTGAACTCAAAGTGCATTGTGCCTTTTTTGTAAAACTTCACACGGAACCAATCGAAGTAGAACCATTTGCCGAAGTCGGTACAATGACGCACTACGGTTGCATTGAACGGGCGGCCGTATTCATCAGATAATGGCGTACCACTTAAAAAACTCATCGCCTTGTAGAAATCTTCCATTTCTCGCTGGCGGCCATCGGATGAATAAAAGCTATAATCAAGGTACCCGCGGTAATTCATTTCGCAATCTAAGTAATCTACTATAAACTTCTGATTCACCATGTAATTGCTGTTAGTCTTCCACTTTTCGCCCGCTGTCGAGTTTTCGGCAGACAGGCTGCAAATGGTGTCGAAAGCCTTTACTACGCACTCCTCCATGATATTTCCGATGTTCTGTAATACGGAAGATACAACCAGGTAGATATTTTTCAGATTGAACGGGCGAGCCTCGGAAGTCTCCACAAATCGGGCAATCTTCTCCTGTAGTACGTTGGTGGTGTACTTCTGCATGTTGAGTAACTGGAAGACGTTTTGCCATGCTGCGTGCTGCAACTCCTTGCGGAAGCGGTCGCGGGTGATGTTCTGAAACCTGTTGCCGTTGCGATCATCTCCATGGGCACCGAAATGAACACGGCAGGATGAGAAGGTTTTTATATCTGCGTTAATCTTTTCGCTTGCCTCCTGCACTGCGTCAAACTGCGCAAGAGCTGAATTGTAACGCTTTACCATATCGCGCACGGCATCGTATTTTATTACGCCCTCCTGCCCGTTGCCCATATCGTCCCAGCCTTCCGTGGTCTCGTCGAAATCCAAGCCCTCGAAATCCTCTGTTTTTTCGGATGGCTTATAAAGACGAAGGAGAGAGATTTCCGCCTCTGTTCTGCGGTCAGCGGTCGAAGTGTTGAACACGTCGCCTAATTCCTCACGGCTGCCATAAAGGTCTGTCAGTTCCTCTAATTTCTTACTGTCTCCATAACAATGCGAGAAGCGAGAGGAAGGGCAGAGGGCTAAGATGGTGCAACCGTCTGGAGCAATCTCCCAGGCGTGCAAAATATGCTTTTCTACGCTGGTAAATGGCGGGTTCATAATAATATATGTAATATCTGCCACCTGCTCACGCTGCACCGTCAGGAAGTCGGGCGCTATTACGTTGCACTCGTTGTATAGGCTATTCCGCAGGGTGTCGTTTATCTCGCAAGCCTTAACGTATCTTGCGCCGTCTTCCTTGCAGAATCTTACGATATTTCCAGAACCTGCGGAAGGTTCGAGTACTACAGCATCCGCCAGGCTCTCGCCTGTGGTCATCATGTCGAAGACCTCGCGAGGTGTCGTGTAGAAATCACGGTTAAATATATTTTGATAATCTACCATTTTATTTTTTTGTTTTGATGAGTGAAAGAAAAATTTTTCTTGTTGCGAAAACTCTGTGAAATTTCACGCACGCTATAACGTAGGATTTCCGAAGCTTTGAGGGGTAGGGGTGAGGGTGTGACCCTCACCCGGTGCCCTTGGCTATGCTGCTGCACCGGGTCGGCTTCGGTCTGAGGTGGACGAATCAGCCGAGCGGGTGGACGTTCTGCCCGACTGTGGGGCGGTTGCTCCATCCTGTGCAGGCGTGCCCGGCTGCGGTTCTGCTGCTGCCCCCTCGCTTACGTCCTGCCCTGATTCTAAGATGTTCAGACGTTCCAGCATCTGCGAGAGGGTGCCGGACAGGTTCGCAACCTGTTCCGATACTTTCGCGATCTGCTCGCGAAGGATGGCGGCGGCCTCCTTGCGCTTCTGTTCTCGCTCTGTTGCTGCATCGTGTGCGGCTGCTTCTGCTGCGCTGGCTGCTGCCTGATCCGCTGCCGCTTTCGCCTCCTTAGATGCTGAGATAACAGCATCAAGAAGGAAGGAGAGGGCAGAAGCAAGAGCGCCCACGGCTTCCACCTGTTCGCATGTGTCGGTATCTTCTACCGCCTCGGTGCTTTCTTCACTCTGTGCGCCATCCTGTGCGGTCTGCTCAGTCATCCCGAACCACTCGCGAAGAGCTGCCACCGCCTCGGCTGTGGTTGCTTGCCACTGCTGCGCGTCCTTATTCCATTTTGCGCCATGCGCTTTTATCTGCTTGCGGTTCTTGAAGGTGGTGCGCTGATCGCCTACGACTGCCACACCCTCAGCGATTTCTACCAGTTCCAGACCCTCGGCAGGGGCTGCGGTTATATCCACGCCCTCGGCTGTCTTCTCGTCCTTCGCTGCCTTCTGGCTGCGGTCTGTCCTGTTGGCTGTCTGCTTGCCGTTCTTCTGTTCCTCTTCCCACTGCTTGCGCTGCTTCTCGACCTCCTCGGCATCCTGGCGAAGCTCTGCGAGTACATTTGCCGCAAACTGTAAAATTTCCACGTCCTTGTAACTGTTGTAACCATAATGTGATATTGTAATACCTACGGCCGCGAACTTGTCGGCGCGCTTCTGCTGAACCTTTGCACCGCCACCGTTAACGCCATAAATACACCTTTCGCCGTCATACATGGAAGGCTTGCCAAGGTATATTTTTTCGCCCTTCGCTACCATCTCGGCGGCTTCATAGATTGAGACCTCTTTATAATGGTATGAGCCATCTTCAGACATGCAAAAAACATTAGCACCCAGAGCCTTTTTAATTGCCTGCCAGGTTGCGCCGTGCTTCGCCTCGAAAACTGGCGCGGCTGCTGCTTCTGCTGCTGCCTTGGTGGTTTCCTCGCTAATAGTGTAAACCTTTAAAAATGCGTTAATAACACTACCGAGAGAAGTCTTTTTATTATACCAAGATTTCGAGCTTTCCAAATCATAAATAATGTTCCGTTGCGCCTCAAAATGTTCATCTTGTGCGCGTCTTTTTTCTTTCTCTTCCTCGCTCAGATCTGCCCAGGCTTTGCCCGTTTCCTTGTGATGGAAGCCGAGCAACTGGCAAAGGTGCAAAGCATCATCAAAAGAAATAAAAGCGGCATCATTTTTTTTTATCATCCCCCCAAACTGTGGGAAAACCTCGTAAATTTTTGCCATTACTTCCGCTTTTCCGAGATCTGAAAATGTACGGGTAAACTCAAAACGATTTGCAGAAATTTGGCCGTACTGGTTGCGCCATGCTCTTGTGCTCTTCATTTCTTCGTCGTGTCCGTAGTCCTCGTAAGGGTCACAAACGTAATAATGAGAAATAAAAAGTTTTATTTCCTTTATCTCTTCCACCTGCTGGACGGTTGGGCCATCAGTCCAGAAGATTTCGGCGGATGCGCTCCAAGTCTTATTTTTTAATGATACTTTAAACTCAACACCCGGAAAATATTTATTTAATATTTGCTTAATGTTGTATTTAACCGCTGCGAGATAGTCGGCAGATGGTTTTGCAATCCATCCATCCGATGGCGCCACGGTCTTTAATTTTCCGCTCCACTTCGCGATAACTTCGCGGAGTGCTTCGGCTGCCCTGCGTGCCTCTTCCTCTTCCTTGCGCTTGCGCTCCTCTTCTTCCTTGCGTGCCTCTTCTGCCGCCTTGCGTGCTTCCTCCTCGGCTCTTGCCTCTTCCTTTGCGCGCTCAAAGTTTTTTATAATGTCGTTATACTCCGCCATCATCACTTTAAACTCCTCAGGGTCGCCGCCCTTGTCGGGGTGCATACTTACGCAATAAGTGCGAAACTGCTTTTTGATTTCTTCCGCTGTTGTAATATTCTTAAAGTACTTCATAACTTTTCAAATTTAAAATGTTTATGTAATAATATGTAACTTAGAACTTAATAGAGAACAGGAGACCGCAGGCAATAGCAGCCGCGGCGAATCCGAGATACTGCCACCCTGTCAGCGTGACCGCCTCCGAGTCATCCCCGAAGAGGTGGCGAGTATTGAGCCAGCGCCAGGCGATGCGGGCGTATCTGCCCGCCGTCTTCGCCGTCTTCGCTGTGCCCTGAATGATAAACAGGGCGCAGAGGGTGAAGAACTCAACGAGGGCGGCGAGCACCTCAATAAGTGAAATATTATCGTTATGTATTGTTTTTGTCTCCATGTTGTTTTTTGTTTTATATGTTATATGAAATGTTAGCAGGCGCAGCGGTAGAACTCATCGAGATAGTACCGGGTGCCGTATATTGTGAAGTATGCGCGCGGGTCTCTTCCGTCCTTCGGGTCTGTTAGTTTGATTTCTTGCCAGCGCTGCGCGGTGTGCCCATCTGACGGTGTGAGGTACGAGCGCCAGAGAACCGCGTCCCCGTATTCATTAACTACTATCCCATAGCCTCCGTAGTTGTTCGTTTGCTTGAAGCACTCGCCAAACTTTGCTAACTCGTTATATTCTGTTTCTTTTGTCATTCTTGCCATGTTTTAGTCCTGCGATATTTTTTATATATTGCATTATGCTATTTTCTCATGTCCTTAATAATACGGTACCAGAAGGTGAAAGGAACAATGAAAGGGGCGGGTTTTTGGTTATTAAAGAGAGGAGGGAAAAGGCGGTCGAAAACTGCAATTATATTTATTTCAACATTTACAGCAATTTCTACCCAAACAGTAAGGAGGAGGAAGAGCGCGCAAACTACACGCGCCATGCCATCAATACCCAACATATCTAACCCCTCGCCAATTCCTAAAACTGAAAAATAAAGAGCCAGAAGAGCAACGGCAACTATAAAAATAACAGACATTGCAAAAGCTACTTTTTCGCACACCTTGCGGGCGCTGTCCTTTACCTTTGCGAGGATGCCGGAAAATGCGGAAAGCTTGCAAGTTGTTGCGGTTGCCTCGTTCTCGCCCTGCTGCTCATCTGCTGCGGTCTCGTTGCTCTGTGCGTCGTTCTGTGCGTTTTTAATACGATATACTGTGTACATTTCGCCGTCATCGTGATAATGATTTTCTACGCTTTCGGCCTCGATCTCGCGGCTGTCGCACTCCTCAAAGAATAAATCTAAGACCTCACTAATTACCGCTACTTTGCCGTTTGCCTGCATCTCATCAACTAAAGCATTAACGGTTAACTCTGTGCATTCGATATTCTCGAGGATGCCGGCGGCTACATCTTCCGCGCGATCGTAACGACTTGCGAGATATCTGTTACCGTCGCGGTCGATGAAGTAATAACGGCCGCCCTGCTTTGCGAACTTTACAATAACCTCGTACTCGTTAGCGCTAATATTGTAAGCTTGTACGCCATACATGCGGCACTTGATGCACTCTAATACGTTAGCGTTTACCAAATTCTTTAATGTCTGCATGTTAGAAATCTTTTTCATAACTTTTTTATTTTAAATGTTTGTACTATGTTTTATTTTTGTACTGCAAAGATACTATAAAAAGTAATAACTACCAAATATTTTTCGGGAAAAGTTATATTAAAGCGTATTATTTAACGTTTCTAAACATAAAAATAAAAAATTATTACCATTTTTGTGTATTATTTATAGTATTACTATTATTATATATTGTATGTTGGCTATTATATTACATACCTTATTATATATAAAGAAAGAACAAAAGCAAACAGGGAAGGGCAAAAGCGCAAACGGAACAGAAGAGAGAGGAACAGGGCAAAGAATGCCGCCGCCATCCTCGCCAGTTCCTCGCCTCCCTTCCGTTCCGTCTGCTGTCCTCACCGTCCGAACCATCGCCAGCAGCTTACCGCCTCACCCAATCGCACCCAGTGGAAGGAACGGGCGGGCACCCTGCCCGCCTCTTCCCCTCCCTCAGGTGGTGGGGTAGGGCAGACCACCAGCCAGGGCAGGGGATCCCCTCCCGCTCATCCTGCCGACCCTCTCCACCCTGCCGGGGAAGACCGACAGCGCCCCGCCTCGCACTTCTGGAGGTTTTGGGCGCATATTCCACCGACCCGGACGAACTGACACTCAGCCAGGCTAATCAGTGTGGCGGCGCAGTGCTGCTCGAGAGTGTTTTGTCTCGGGAAAATCTGCGCGGCTGTATCTCTCTAAATATCAATTATTTATTTTCTCCGAAGGGTTGAGCCGTGCAAAGCCAGTGCGATGGAGAAAAGGTAATTGTACTTAAAGTGAAAAATATAACTATTTAAAACACAAATAGTTAGAGGAGAAAATAAATAATTCACTTAATTGTTATGCGATGCTTTTACATAGTATTACATAACTATAAATAGAAAATGTATGTATATACTTGTTAGAGAGAAAAGCCTGCATCATTTTATACATTAAAATATGATGCAGACTTTTTTGTTTGAATTTCAAAAAGTACTAATCAAAATTAGTATTTCTCATAATTATAATACTGACTAACCCTCATTATACTGCGAGAAGGCTCCGGGACCCTCCAGCTTGAAAGCCGTCTCTACGTACACCAATTTGTTGATGCAGTCACGATAAGACTGATAGAAGTCACGACAATTAAAAATGACATGAGCCAATGAGCCATTCTCATTTACCTCTCCATCCTCTATGCCTGCATTGGATAACATTCCTTTCAGAATACTGAAACGATCCTCTATCATTGTGTGATAACGAGCCAAAGGTGCGAGAGTCTCCTCCAGACCCATCGGCACCGATTGGAATACCTGGTTGCCGAGACTAATGCCGCCACCTGCTACCTTGTGGAATACCTGACGGTAAACCTCGAATACCGGACGAACCTTGCGGGCGATAAAGAACTCAAGGCATGGAACACTGAGCATATAGGTGTTCTGTGGGCGGCCACCTAAATTTTTGCCATCCTTATCTGTTTTAGTATTGTCAGAAGTCGCCTCATTAGATTTATTTTTAGAGTGGAACAAAACCTCTGAGTTTTGAGCATTTGTGCTCAAAACTTGATAATCAATGTCTTTCACGAATAAATTACTCTTTGCTAATGCCCTTACAGCATCGGAGCGAAACTTAAATACCAACGGCCAAACCTCATCCAAATTCACAGGAAATTCCTCCTTGCTTCTTGAAAGATTCAATACTTGGATAAAGTATGCCTTTATCTCACTATCACTACTCTGCTTTGTTAACTGAAACTTATTGTTCACCATGATTTCTTACTTTAAAAATGAATACACATGCATTTTTAACCTTTTGGTAAAAAAGTACCAAAGGAAAAAATTATCCGTTCATAACCGATACTTTAGGTTGAAACGTGGAGCGCAAAAACTCGCACAATACTTCTACTCCCATTGTATAGGAGATAACTCTCTCGTCGCTCATTTGCGAGAAATCGGGTGGCGCAGTGGCAAGCTGCTCGATTACTGCCGTGGCTGCCTCTTGGAGGTCAGCTTTACCCATTGGTAGGGTAATGGTTGTTTCTTTCATGTTACTTTTGTTTACCTTAATTAGACATACGCACACATTATTATATATAAAGAGGCAGTGTGCCTGGCCTCTTGTCTAATGGTATAAACGCTCGAACATGTAAGAGCTTACCATGTTTACGGCATTAACCGCAAACAGAGGAGTTCACACTGCCATATATCTATATGCAGCCTCTGTATCAGAGACACATCACGTGCTTCGATACAATACATGTTCAATACGTTTTTATTTTTTAGACGGTGCAAAGATAAAGAGTTTTGGCGAAACCGCCAAACATTTTCTAAGAAAAATTACTTTTTCCCGTAATTTTATGCCAAAAACTTGCGTGATACGTTTTTTTATCGTATTTTTGCAGCGAAAATAATATAATAATAGGTAATAAAATGAAGAAACTGGATATTAAACGTGCTCTTGCCGAACACAATATGAGTCAGATTGAACTGGCGAAGAAATCGGGTATCATCGCTCCGAATATCAGTGCCATCATCAAAGGCGGCAACCCTACCGTTGCCAAGCTCATGCAGATAGCCGAAGGCATCGGCTGCGACATCACCGACCTCTTCTATCCCGACCCAACAGAGGAAGCAGAAGAAAAGAAGGAGGATTCCTGTTCAATTATGAAGGAACTGCAGGATGTCGTAAGAAAGGCTTATCCAAGCATTGATACGGAAAGCGTAAAGGAGATGGTGAAGATGATAGGCGAGAAGGGTATCAAGATGGGCGCTACTGACATGGAAAAACTCGAAGAAGCAAGAAAGAAGCATGAGGGTGAAACTCTGAACGCAGAGATACGGGGAGCTTTGCCGGAAGGGTTCATTTGTAAAGACGTGAGGTTTATCAGTAAGACACCGGGTGAGCAAGGCTACCTATTTTACGAAAATGGATTGGCATCGGAAAAACAGCAGCAAATGACTCAGACTTCCACTTTCTGCCCTCATTGTGGTAAGAAAGTAAGGGTGGGGGTGGTGTTATTGCCCGAAGAGTAATCTGCAAAACGAAAGGGAGTAATCAGCAAAACGAAAATGGCGACACAGAGAAAACTCGTTCCTCCATGCCGCCAAAAAGGATTTTAGCCTTCGCCACCGCCTTCCTGCGAACCGCCACCCTCGGTATGAGTACCGCTATCGCCAGTGGAAGGAGTGCCACCCTGTGAACCGCCAGGAACGGAAGGGCTGCCTCCGGCAGTCACACTGCCCGTAATGTCGAGGTTGCCCAACTTCACCTTCATGTCGTCGGTTATGAGCGCACGCATGTAGCTGTAGGGATTGCCAATCTTGTGTTGGCCTTTGTAAGCCTTCATCACGAGCTGATAGCTTTCGCTACCTTTCGGCTGCTTTTCAGAAGGCTTGTTGGCTTTCCACCATGCAGATGCGAACTTACCTTTCGACAGGAAGGTCTTACGCACAGCTTGCTGTGCCTCGGTGTTAGGATTAGTAAACTCATGTCGCTCAAGTCGGTGAGTAACACCCGTCTGCTTGTTGACGGCATAGATGACTCCGCTTCTGGAGCAGAGCTTACCTGATATGCTCTCCACATCAGGAGTAAATTTTACTTTTGCCATAACTTTTTAAGAGTTTAAAAGTACAATAAAATAATTCTTGAGACAGAGACGGGGTTGTTGTGGGTGAGATTTCTAAAGCGTGAAACATTCGACCCTGATTTTGCTACATAAGTATCAAAATAAATCGAAAGAGAACAATAGAGTTTTTATAAAATATCCCTCAAGGTTATCTCTTACGATACTCTTACGATACTCTTACGATTCTCTTATGACGATTTACCCGACATCAAGCCGATTTTTCACCCAGAAATCTCTCGGAATCATGCTCCGAGTTTTCTCATCTGCAAAGATAATAAATTCTGCGTGAAACAATGAAAGTAAAAAGGTAAAAAAGTAAAAAAGTAAAAAGAATTTTGAAAATTAGAAATGAGAAATGAGAAATTGAAAAAATAAAACATTCTAAATATAAGAAAATATGAAACAGAAAATTCAAACCAAACTGAGACGTTCTATTCTTGCCTTCTGTGCTATGATGGCAATGAGCGTAATGACTACTGCCTTCTCATCCTGCAGTAGTAGTGATGATGATGATGAGAAAGTGAATATCGAGGAATATCTTGCTGGCAGAGAATGGAGTATCGGTAACTCCAATGGCACTTACTCCTACTACAAGAACCACATGGTACATTACGAGGATAGTCCGGGATTCACACCGGGTGGTCTCGTGGGTGAGCCTAACATCGGCTTTGGCTACTGGCAGATGGTGGGCGATAAACTTACAACCCAGTTCACTCTCGGTCGTCCGGCTAATTTTGATGTAAGCAACCTGCTGAATGGAACCTTATCTGGTCTTCACTTGGAGGAAAACAACACAGTGACCGGTAGCGGAACTTCTATCCATATCGACCAGCGTCCATTCATCGTAGGCTCATTTGCCAACGGAAATGAATGCAGACTAAGTTGTGGTAAAAAGATGAATGATATTTCAGATGCTACGGATCATGATATGGCACTACGGGGCACATGGTATGCTCTGGTAACAGACCGCACAACTGGAAGAAACCACGTAGCTTCTATGACCTTTAATGAGGATGGAACAATGCGCATGGTGGTAGAAGGCTTGTGGGATTTCACTACTACCTATACTACCAAGAACGGAAAAGCTACCATCAACGGCTATATTACAGAAGGAAATGTAGTCAGTCTCTACTACATCAATTCGGATGGTTTCGATGTGAAATTCTACAATGAGAAAAATGGCTATATGGCTGCCATCTGGTACAAAAACAGGAACGCCATTTAAAAGTAAAAAGGTAAAAAAGTAAAAAGGTAAAAAGAGCAGGCTTGCTACTAAAGGTAAAAAGGTAAAAAAGGTAAAAAGAGCAGCAGGGCAAATATCCCGCCAGGCTCTTTTTACCTTTTTACCTTTTTACTTTTTTACCTTTACAATCGCCTTTTTACTTTTTTACCTTTATTGGATTGTGACGGTTACTTTCTCGTTCCGTCCCCAAGCCTCCTTCATCTTCTCGATGATGCGAAGGGTCCAAAGCTTTGAATCGCTGATCCATCCCACCTTATCGTTCTTGCCGAAAAGCAGGCAACCCTCGGTGTCCTTGGCCGAATTGCCTGGGTGGATGCGGATGCCTGCAAAGCCAGTAACGTTCTCTAATAGGGGCAGGCGGCGCTTGAAGCGAGGGGAATAGGTGTAGATCACATGATAGGTGCCTCTCGGAATGGCAGTCTTGCCTTTTTCCTTTACAGCCAGCACGTCCGCGGTACTCATGCCCTGATACAATCCACGGTCGGTGTCCTCAAGGCAGTTGCAGTGGAAATCCTCGCCATCTACATACACCTTGCTGATGGTGTAACCCTCCTTCTTCCATTTTCTATCTATCAATATCTGCATAATAACAAATCTAATAACCAATAATTAATTACACTACCGATGATGATGATGAGCGAGTATCTGACCACATCTTCCCACTCGAAACGGGAAAGCTGATATTTGTCATACTGATAAACCTCCCGCCAAATCATCAACGGAAGGGCTATGATGCCTATCAGCACACTCAAGAGAAACCAACAGACAAGACCTATCCAGTCTCGCCTATTGAGGATAAACAGTCTTTTCAGCATACGCACAGCCAATAAGTGAGATATACATCGAGGAAACCCGCTATCTCTATCCAATACCAGGGATGCAAGTGCATATCCGGCTCACGTCCATCACGTTCTGCAAGCCAGTGCTCCCATTGCACAATCTTATTCGAAAACCAAAGAATGAACAGAAGCATCACTGCAAGGATAGCCGTAGGAAGGATATTCACGCTCATACACCAGCCCACGCACCCGATGGCTGCCACTATCGCACCGCATTTATGAATGGGCAGGGTATCCTTGTCAATATAGTTGGGTGCAGCTCCTACGAACATCAGTCCTGCGCACCCCAAGAAGGCAAGGCATTGGATTCCCCTGCCAGAGTCGAGCATAGGAATGAGCATCAGTATCGCACTCAGAAACATGACAGCGGTAAACACCCACCCATAATTTCGCTTGCGCTTGTCGCCTATCACTTCGCTACCCGTGCATCCCTGCAACTGGTAATACACATCACTCATCATGTCGGGAATGCCGAACCGCATGGCTGCGAGCAAGAGAAATCCTGCCCACAGGAGAAAAGAAATCATACTTAATACATACATAATCTTTAGAAATTTAATTAGTTATACATTGATACCATTTTGCTGGTATCAACAAAATGGTACTATCATCTTCCCGATGATGGGAAAATGATATTAAAGTTTAATATCCAACTGCTTAGGATAACCCGTCTTGTAGTCGTATGCCTCCACTTCCTCGATGGTGGTCAGTTCGCTAACGGCTTTCTTGTGGGCTGCCGTCACATTGAAGCATTCCAGGGCATACATCTCAAGCGAAGAAAGCAGCATGATGGCCATATCACACCGCACCTCCAACTTGTAGCCATCAAACCACAGGGTAGTGGTATCTTGACCCATATCACGGGTAATCTGAGTGGAGTTCATCAGACCTACACGGGTTTCCTTGTCGAGCCATACCTTGTTGCCGTTGAGCATAAAGCCGTTTACATCACTGCTGGTGTCATAAGCAAGGATGGCTGCTAACTTTTCCTTCTTCGCCTTCTCCAAGGTAGCCTTGCATCGCTCCTGCCATTCCTCGCTCACCAGATCGTACTCCTTTTCTCCGAGGTTCATCAGATAGGCTGCACGCGTCTTGCACTGGTTGCACCATGTGTTTAATGCCTCAAACTCATTCTCTGCGTCCATCTTCTTGCCGAGAAGGTTGCGCATGATGGCTTCCACTTCACTCTCAGAGTACTTATATCTGATGAGGGCTGAGACTATTGCTCCATAGTTCCACACTGCGGTAGGCAGAGTAATGAAGTCCTCACTACCCATGCCCACTGCTATTGTCATCTCTGGTCTGCCAAGATGATTATTCATGATAATCTCTTTATTATTTTCTTTACTCATATTTTAAAATTTAAAATGCACAAACTAAAACTAAATGCTCTCTGCTATACCCCTTATCTACTCTTCCATCAACTCTACCTGTTGTACTATAGCCAACTATATTTTTTTTATTAGCTTCTGATGAAGAGGAGTAATTTAAAAAACCATTAAAATCTGTCATGAGGTTTCCGATGTACTTCTTAAATATAGCATCGTATTTCCCATTGTTATTTTGAGTATAGTACCACATGATTCTGGCAAGTTCACCAGACGAAGGAAGAAACCATCTATGCTCAGTGAACTTTTCATTTAAGGTTTCACCATCAGAAACATTAGGCATGTAAGCATAACTCTTGCTGGATAGGACATAATAATAAGAAGCATAAGAGCTGTTATTATTATTTTCTGTAATTATATTACTTATGCAAAATGATAAAGAGTTCCATTCTGAAATATTGCCATTTCTTCTTGGAATTGGTCTGTTTATGCTACTATCTGATAAAACAACGTCTCTATGTCTGATTATATACAAAGTTTTAAGCTGTCCATAGCTGATAAAATCACCCACTTCTAATCTTAAATCTTTGAGGTAATACGCTAATTTTTGATAAATATCATCATTTATTTTTATAAAACCTATGTCCCCCAAGGAATATGTATTTGGATAGGATAGAAAATTTCCATTGTTATCTACTATATTATCATCTGTAGCATTCAAAAATGTTGATGTATTTTCTAGATAAGGAACATCATATACATTTTCAATAGAATCTTTTAGTTTTATATTAGGTAGAGTAACATCATCTAATCCCCAAACACCTGCTTCACTATAGTTTTTCAATCCAACCATTAAACGGTTAGTCTTGTTGTTTGGGTCAATATAGAAACATATACCTATAGGGGTCAATCCTGGTTTCAAGTCATTCCAATAACTTCCGTCAGAAAACACCAAGTCTCCAAGTTCACAATCTCTCTCATAGAAATAAACTGTATAACTTGCAGTCAGGACTGTTCCATCAGAAAGGGTAATCATAAGTTTGACCTCCGCATGGCTATTGTCTATGCTATTGCCTATCTTTTCAACACTAATGACACCAGTATCTTTGTTTATTGTAGCAAACTCATTATCACTGATTTCCCAAGAGGCAGAAACAAAGTCATTTCCTGTAACAGGCATAGTCTTTACAGTAAGAGAGTAATCCCCTACTTTCGGAAAATAGTTGATGCCTTTCAAGGAACATGTTATGATATTAACTTTATTGTACTTTATATATAAGCTATTTCTCTCGTCATCAATGTTCCCCCAAGCACTTAACAATGATTGCTTGGCAGAGAAAGACAAGGCTACATTACTTAGGTCAATCTTTCCCTTTAGACTGGCTTTTTTATCTGCAAGTTTCAACAAGAAATCAATATCACTTATCACCCAATTTATTCCAGACAAGGTTACATTTGAAAGCTTCGCACCAGCATCATAGCAAGCCTTGCAGATGGTATAGGAATCCAAGTTAGGGCAATCCTCAATGTGCAAGGTCTCTATGTTTGAGTAACCAGCTACTTGAAGATAGCGAGCTTGCAGGTTTGTATATCCAACAAGGTTGAGTTCCTTGATAGTATCAGGAAGAACTAACTTTGTAAGCATATCGGTAGGTGGAGTAGTCACACCTGTAATAGGAGTATTGGTAAAGTCAATCTCCTCCAAGAGGTCAGAGGATAAGATGATACTCTTTTTCAGGTTCTTCACGTTCCTGACAATCACCTGTCTCAGCATACCCATCTTGCTGAGGTCAAAATTCAGTCCTGCCTCCCTTGTGTTTGGCTTAGATGCAGTATAGTTCATAACGAACTTTGTGAGCCTTTTCAATAAGTCCATATTGAGGTCGAACTTAAAGTCACCAAGACCTTCCAAGCCATAGATGGTGTAATTTCCATTGCTACCCTTAACATAAGTCGATAACTCTGTGATAAGGTCTGCATCATCAATATCGAAGGTTACATCCTGTGGACTGGAGGCCTTGAACGGCATATACGAATAAGTGCCTGGTTTGATATTGCGATAATCATCAAAGTTGCCTGCACCCCACTGCAAAGTACAATAGATAGCTTGGTAGTGCTTGATGGCAAAACCCTTACCAACTTCATACAAACGCATACGAAGGTTATTACCAATAGACGAGCCACAATGATACTTACTATCAAGGTATCTCTGACGCTTGTTATAGAAGTAGTCCATCACTTGCACCTTATCACCATACGCCTTCGTAAAGTTATTGGTGTTAGCATAGCCGAAGGCATCTGCATTATACAGATTCTCACACCAATACTTCCAGAAGTCCTTATACTTCGTGAGCATGTCTTGATAAGTAAGACCATTTCCTCTCATCTTGACATACATCGCTTCCACCTCGTTAGGGAAGCAATTTACAATATTATCCCACAAGGCAGATAGTCTGCCATTGAATACAGGAGAGAAACCTTCTGGACAATTCGGTTTGTATGAGCTCGTTGTTTCGTCATAGACCTCTCCATTAATCTGTACAGTCTCATCTGTTGACGGATTGTAACAGTCATTCCACTCATGGTAGTATCTGAATGATAACACACCAGAGTTATTGAAAAGGGACTGGCTGTCCGTGTCCCTCAAAAATACATCAGCCTTAGCTTCTTTTACTGTCTTTGCCATAATTATTCTTCATTCCAAGTTATTGAATCAAATGCCAAGCTCATATTCTTATCCATGGAATCCATACCGATAATCCACTGACAGAAGTTGAAATAGAATATCGCACTATCAAGTCTCGTATATGTACTTGCTTCCGCCGTAAACTTCGCACGTCTGTATGCAGGATTATCCTTCTCATAGGTGGTTCCATTATAGACTACCGGAGCAGGAAGTGTTGCATAATCGCCATGTTCGCGCTTGTATCTCTCGGCAAGAAGTACATTGGTGGAAACCACCCAGTTGTGAAAACGCTTGATGACCGCAAGCTCCTGATTGGTAGCATCGATGTTATCCGTAGTTTTCTTTGCTACACCCAGTTTATTTGCTTTATTGGTAGGCGATTTCTTCGGTACTCTCGCATAGTAAAGCGGAATGCCGGTGAGCACACTTTTCTGCAATGAATCGCCAACAACGCTATAGTCTCCAGCCTCCTGATTGAACATGTTGACATTCTCATCGATTTCCCAGATTTGAGCCTTCATGTAGTCCTTTGCAGGGAATCCAAGGAAGGACGCAGAATATTTGTTGTTGATGAAATTGTATATGCTGAGGAAGGTAGGCGCAGCAGTTCCACTCGTTGAGGTTCTTCGGAATCCTATCTCAGGAAAACCGCTGAGTGACTTTCTGTATGTGACTGCCTTACCTAAGTCTGCCTGTTCCTTCTGATAGGCAGTATAGAGAGACTCATTACTTTTAGCACAAGCAAGAAGTATCTGCTGATACATATTCATGGCATGGATATTGAAGATACCTTCGGATGAAGCAAAGTTCACCTTATGAACCATTTCCTTCTCACCAGTCTCCACACCTATAGTGATGGAGTAAAGTGTATGGTTCTCTGTTTCGCCAACCAGTCCCACGGTAATATTTACAGACTCGCCATTTCCAGTTTCAAATATCTCGGCAAAATTCTTATATGGCAGAGGATAACCGTTTGAAGATGTACCATCAGCATTGAACATGTGTGAGCCTACGGTAAACGGAGCTTGTGCCCAACCGTCAGTAGCCTTGTTCCAAAGTGGATTTTCAAAGGTTGTGCCATTGATAGGAACATCATCATTGTTCTTATTGTAAGGCAAGTTGTCGATATTCCATACAATGATAGGAGATTGAGGTAATGCCTTTTTCACCTTCTCATAGGATATAATCTCATCAGGGTTATGGATATTGCCACTGCTGTTGAGAATATCATTACGCTTGGCAAGGTTTATCTTTCCATAATGCTCAAAGATTCCATTGCTATCATACACGTCATCAACATCTGGTGTGTCGTAAGCAAAATTATCCAAGGCTTGATAAGGGTTGATGGATTTCTCATAGCCTCTTATAGAATAGAGTATGACCTTAGCCATAGCAGAACCTATGACTATATCCTTCGGAGTACCCTGCTTCCAGTTTGCGTTAGAATAATCGAACATTCTGACACATACACCATTGATACACAGATAAACCAAGTTCACGTCCTTCTCTGTCGCATCACCACCACCCAAATTGTTGACCGTATGAGTGGTAGTTCCGTCGATAGACAGAGAGAATTTTATTCGCTTGGTCTCAGGATAGTAAGTTATTACACGGTCCGTAGAACATCTTACCTCGATTTTATTAGCGTATATGCGGAAGCCAGTTGTATCATCCATGCAATCGACGATAACTGCATTCTCATCAGAACAGATACCTGTCTCAAACTCAATCTCAATGGTTCTTCCCTTCTTACTTCCACTCACACCGAAATTCTCTGCAAATGGTTGCCAGTCTTTTAATGTGACATACTTTCCAGCTCCGATGGTCATACCCTTACCATCCAGAAATCCATTATAGGCATTCAACTTAAAGTTGGCAGAACGCTCCAGATAGGAAGTTCTTACTCCTTCGTAATAACTCTCCAGATTCTCAATACCCTTATCGGAGTTTGTCTTACCCTTCATGGAGTAATATACCTTGCATTCACTGACTGGCTGCAAGGTAACTCCTGCACCCTTGATTGTTACATCGTGGGTTACACTCACCTCGCCAATAGATATGACTACACTAATCTTTGGAGCATAGTCATTTAAATCCAATGGAACAGTAGCCTTTAAAGGTGTCTCACCTGATGTATGGTTATCATCTACGATACATAACTGGTCCGTCAGAACAAGTTCCTCTGTATTGTTATTATACAATACCTTGATTTCGATTGCAACCTGTGAACCAATCTCATTGTCAGGAAGGTAGAAATAATAAGGTACCTGAATGGTAGAATACTGAGTAGCAGATACAGGAGCGTCTTTTCCTATAGCAATGGCAGGGGTATTGCCCTTCTTGATATAGGAAGTTCGTATCTTTTCTGTTGTGATTCCATACTCTGAATTGACTGCCCATACTTCAATCTCATGCTTACCGGCAATATAGGTACCTTTTGAGTCAATGATAAACTCACCCGACGAGTTGTTGATGGTCTTGGTCATGGTTTCACTACCATTGCCATTGCTTACCTTGCAATAAACTGTAGCATTCGCACCCTGGCAATTCACACGAAGAGACCACTTTCCATCCCTTACAGAAGTCTCTACATAACTCGCATCAAAAGAGAGATTGATAGATACCGTTCTAATGCTGAAAGAGAAAGTTCTGCTTTGACCGTGCGTATTCGCCACGGTGATCTTTACCGTATTCGTCTCTGACACAAGGTAGTCGGTCAGGTCAACATTATAATTGTTGCCAGTTGCCGTACCAGAAGCTTCAAGTGTCTGTTTCAGTTCCGGAATATCAACACCATTCACTGATACCACAAGAGTTCCGCTTGTCTCATCCTTTTCGCTTGGCTCTCCGTAGTAGCTATTGTAATTGATGGTTGCAATACACTCTGTTCCCTTCACGATAACATCATCAGGTCTCTTTACCATAGATGTTCGCAGGATATACTGTAGTTCTGCTTTTGCAGTAACAAAGTCATACGACTGTTTGACGTTATCGGCATACTTATCCTTGTCGTTATACCACTCACGATAACTATTCTCATCGGAAAAGAACCTCCAATAGATGTGCGAATTGTTTCCCTCCGGTACCACCTCTTGATCAATATAACCGAACTTTCCATCTTTTAAGGAAATCAGGTTGTCCTTGATGAGCTTCTGTACCCATTTTCCCAAGTAACCACCCCAATCGGTGTTGAGGTCAGTTATTTCCTTATCTATTTTTTCTGTTGCCATATCTTAATTAATTTTTCCAAGTTTCATCTTCAATCCAAGGTTTCTCATTCACCCACCATCCACTGCCGAAACAACTTCTGATAGCTTGCCAAATGAGAACACTTCCCTTATACACTGCCGAAATCACATTACTTCCCAACCTGATAGCAGAGATTTCTTTATTTCCTAACTTAATCATAGGCTATTCCTCCGTAAGCATATAGTAAGTATCGGGTTCCTTTGTCTCCAAGGCCTCGTAAGCTGCTTCCGTCATATTCACGAACTTCGTGATAGTAGCAGGGATGTCCTCTACTTTTTTCTTCAACGTAGAAATATCAGATGTAGCTGTAGCCAAAGCCTTTTTGTTTTCCTCTGCCGTTTTGTTTGCCGTCTCTGCCTTTTTTAACGCATTACTTGCATCAGTCGCAGCAGTAGTTGCTTTCTCCTTGATTTCGGTAATAGTGGATGAGAAATCGACGGATTGCTTCGACCAGTTCGTGCCATCAAAATAGAGGAAGGCGATTTCATTTTCTACTACAGAGAGATTGCCAAAATTAGGATATTCACCTACCTCGGTAGGCAAATAGAATACCTTAGTTTTCGGAGTGCCTGGGTTTGTGGTTCTTGTAGCGATACCGCAATACACCGCACCAAGCAGCAAATTATCTACCGAACCCTTGACTTGCGCCAAAGCTTCCTTGGTAGCATAAGTGGATAAATCTACCGAGATATTCACCTTGAAGGTCTCGCTGGTAGCAGTCCACGTACCATCCGTCTTGCAACGATAGACGGTATAGTCAGTACCACTGCCTACATAAGCCATCATACCCTTGTCTGGGTTAGGATAAGCGGTTTTTAACTCAGTCTCTGATGAATAGAAACCGCAATTCATCTCCTTCGCCTTGCTCGCCTCACTCAGTTCCATGAGTTTCGTGACAATTAAGCCGAAATTGGTGTCGATCGTTTTTGCTACGTCACCAAATTTGCCCGTAGTAGGCGTTTTGTTTAACTGTTCCATTTCTGAAATATCTTTTTGTTTATCTGTTGTTACCAATCACGAGGATGTTTGAACTCGACCCAAACTCCACGATAATTTTTCTTCGTGCCGTCGCCATTTGTGATGGTCACCGAAAGATCCTTGAAGAAGCGAAGACAGACAGAATCCATTTCAGAACCCAGTTCTACCTCCGTTACATAAGTACCACGTCCTATCAGCAAGATGGTGTCATACCAAACTTCCTCGTAAGAAGGTTTCCCATAATCAGAATAATTCACCTCCAGGTTGCAGAATCTTCTTGCCTGAATATTCACCTTATTGTCACTGCAAAGACCTCGCTTGATAAGAATCTCGTGACCGTCATCATACCATTTCAGCTCTGGTAGCTTGATGTTCACCCATTGGTTCGCATCGCTTTCTTCCTTGGCATCCTTCGCCTTCCAATAACACTTGGTTGTGGCATAGATACAATTCACAGTACGGTCTATCTCGTAATCTTTGTAAGTCGGCATTGTCGGCTGAGAACTGGAATAAGCGTAATGATGGAAACCGCAAATGATGTTCTTGAAATTAACACCAGACAACCATCCGCCAATATATTCCATTGCCACATTCTCATCGGCAGAACCTTGCACACCCACAATACCACCATATCTGGGCATCATATCTCTCTTCGTGTCAATGAGACGTAAAAGGAAATCATCGTAGTGGGTGCAACAACCAATAATCGCTTGTCTGTCCTTGGAATTGAATATCAATTCACTCAAGTAGAGACTCATCTGATTTGCAGAGGAATTTGGCAAGTTGCCATTATCATCAAAATTCTGCTTAAAACCTATTCGGTTGAAACCTATCTCGAAACCGCCGATTGAGCCGGACGTGGAATTGATTTCACCATTCAATTTTGCGTTTCCTTTCTCATCAATCTCAAAGTTGCCATTCGGCGACTTGATAGATTTCATAACTCCACCCTCCGCATAGATAATACCTCTCAGGATGATGTCGTTGAGAATGGCACGACCTCCGTGAGTGACGACAAATTTAGCCATATTGGAGATTTCCTCCTCTGTAGGCTGGTAGTTCGGGTTATCCTTGTATTTTTGGATGGTATAGATAGCCTGTTCGAGTGCTCCGCCACCCCAGAGGTAAGGAGAATCGTCGTCATTGTAGTAGCCGCTCATACCGCCAGTTTCCTTGATCATCTTCTTGTCTCGGAAGTTACCCACCTTAAACTGCTGAGACATGACCAAGCCACCGTCAATGGTCGTAGAACCTTGCGTGATGGCATCAGTCAGGAACTTCAAATTCTGAAACTCAGCAATCGACTTGTCATTGTCTGAGTAGGAAGGTGACCAAGCAGGGGCAAGCTTGCCATACGAAAGCATGATTTCGCAGACAGTACAATTCGCACTAACCATAGAGAATACATCATCTGCTGTATCAGAACAAGTGATATGCAACTCATATCGCTCGAAAGATGAAGTCATATCCACATCATGTGTTTCACCACCGATGCTTACCTTGACGGACGTTCCCTTGCCCTTGAAGGAAAGCACGTATGCCTTACCTGCCAATAACGGTTGGGCAAGTTGCTGAGATAATATTCCGCCTATATGTACTGCCTTTCCGCTTGTAGAATCTTCGGTGTCAATCACACTGGCATTCTCCATCGTCCAATATTTCAGTTTTTCGGAGAATGTTTCCTTATTCTCAGAGATGTCTGTATCTTCGGATATATCAATACTCTCATAGTCGCCGCAAAAGGACGTATTGCGCAAGAGATTACCGCTTTTGATATTTAGATCCTTCAAATCGTCCTTCTTCACAATATCGGTGACTGGCGAGTTATCCGGCAACAGAGAATCTGAATTGAAAATCATCTTACCCTTAAAGGTAGCCTCTTTTTTCTTAGAGTCATATTGAAAGAAACTCTTACCCTCTTTATCTCCAGTATAACTGTCGCCATAGATATTGCAATGGAATAAGCCTGTAACGGCATCATATCCTTCATCTTTCACTACATGGTCGAGAGAGTAATCATTGATACCTTGGTAGAACTTCTGACTTGGTGCATCGTTAGCGGTAGCAGAGAGAATAATAGCTGCCTGACGATTATCTTGACCCTCATAGCGATAACCCAACTGCACGATATTATCGTTTACAGAAGGTTCGCTGGTGGTCAGTTTATCCTTGTCGGTATTTGACAAAACGATATAGTTTTCACCTACCTCGACAACCAATCGCCAGTAATATTTGGTTTTCACAAACTCATGCGTTCCTGCATCAATACCAAACTGCTGGCAGCGAGCTTGGTCGCCTACTACAAACTCATTATATACCTTCTTTTCACCTTTGCTATCGCTTGTATCAAAATAGCACTTGAAATTATAAGGTTCCACATCATCCGCTACCACGTTTCCGTCTCTGCCAAGACGTTCCACCTTACTTACTTGCATAGCCGCAGGTGTGATGGCAAGTTCACCGCCGATATATCGCAATTCGTGAATAGTGATGCTACGGAAATCAGCAGCACGGCGAATCGTGATATAGTCAAACTCTGCGAGCGATGTGCCGTCAGCTTTGACAGCAACCTGTGCGCCCGTAGAACCAGCGTGATAATCGCCAAAGTTAGCTTCTACAGGTTTCTTCTTTTCGCCTATCTGAACATTGCCCTTTACGAAAAGCTGAGATAAGTGAGCGATACCAGCCTCAGTAATATCCCACACCTCATTAAGAGCATCTGCGACTTTCTGAACACCAAAACGAATGCCTTTTTCAAAGGTAATAAGTCCATGTGCAGTATCATCATCAGTTTTTGAGAGAAAATGTCTCACGCCAAACTGACCCAAAAAGTTCGGAGTTACGATTAGCTCATCACTCGTATCAGAAGTGTTGTCTTTTGCTATGCCGGTTATTTTGTCTTTGTCACCAAAGAACAATTCCTTAGTTATCTTGATAGTGGTTGCAGTCAGAGAAGAAATGGTTGCTATTGCGATAGTCTTGAGGAATGTAATAGTATCATTTATACTATTATATTGCCACCATTGGCCAATACCGCCACTCGCTAAGGATTCATCAGTAGCAAGAGAACCGTAGTCAAAAGGCTGCGCATTTACCCAATCTCTGTATCTGACATTATCTCCAGTAATCTGTACTTCTGATATGATGCCTTGCAGGTAGATGTAATAATAATCCTCACTACCTACCTGTTTAGACTCATCGGTAATAGATTTTCCGTATATATCAATACGCTCGCTGGGGAACACAACAAGGGCTACATCATCCGTATTTCTCTGACGGATGGTGCCATCAGAACTATCTGTCTTTTTGGGGCGAGGGATGGCGACATAGAGATACCGCCTCTCGTCACTCGGAAACTCAGAAGGATAAGCCGCAAGCGTCCATCGCTGGTAATTATGCCCTGCATCATAGCCCAGTCCGTCGATACCCTGCATATAACAGAGTATCGAAGCACCGCTAACCACACTCGCTTGAATGCGGTTAGGTTCGCCTGTAGCATTGAGCTGAATATAAAGCGCACTATTGGAGATCCAATAGTTAGTAGTTTTTGCTTCTGTTACCATCTTTCTTTTCGGATTTCAAAATTTCATATTTTTACATCACAAAGATAATAATATTCGCTTTCCTGATAAGGACATATAAAAGTAAAAAGGTAAAAAGGTAAAAAGAACCTGACGGAACATTACCCTGCTGACTTTTTTACCTTTAAGAGCAAGAATGTTCTTTTTACCTTTTTACTTTTTTACCTTTAAACGCTTGCTGGTCCGTAAATGTCGAGTTTTGCCGTAAATGATACGGAATACATATTAGTATTAGTCTTATCCAGGAACGTGATTTCATCTTCCGGAATGACGGTAACTGGAATCCAGTTACCTTTCACGTTTATCCAGATATGATTACTCATTAAGAACTCATGCAGATACCATTGCAACCAATTCTCATCCAGCGGGTCAGTCATAAACAACCAACTTTCCCGATCATTCTTCTTACTTACTGCAGAACGAGAAAAGCTATTGAAAGTTTCCAACTTCGTGACAGTATAGCTACTGCTCTGGATAGAGAGTTTCTTGCTATAAGTTCTTGGTATGCTTACGCACTCCAATACACCGAAGGAATTGATAAAACGGAAAACCATACGGTCTTTTCCTTCATCTTTCGGCATAGCATAGATACTTTGTTCGCCAATGGTCTGCAAACCCTCTTTCGTGATTTCAACCTCACGGGATTGTGGAGCGGTCAGACCATTCAGACCGCTGCTGCCCAATAAAGACTGAGACTCCGAATAAGCAGGTGTATAAGCATAAGTATCTCCTACAACCATCAGTTGCGGTAAAGACTGAGGCTTACGTGATAAGGACTTTACCGATTTCGTCACACCTGATACCATTCTTTCAATATCCCAGAATGCGCCTGCAATACATCGCAGATTGGTCGCACCACCATCACTCGTGTTCGGTTCCTGTGGATAATATTGTATGCCTTGATTAGTCTTTAACTCACCATTACTGTTCATGTACTCATCGTATGCCTTAATATACCATTTGACCATCGGGTAAGTAGCAACAAGAGGCGAATACTGAAAGTCCTCTAAAGGTACACGTAACGCAGAGGAAACGTCCAGTACTACATCCTTACCTTCTTGAGTTACTGGCACAGAGAGTTTGATAACCTCGTAGTTACCATTATTGTTATCATACGTTACTTCCACGATGACGCGGTGGAAGGATGGCGAAGTTCCCGCGTCACTCGGTTTGATGGAAAACGTAATAGGATTGCCTGCCAATATAGAGCCGGATGTTAAGAGTATCTGTTTTGCCATTTTGATTTAGTTTTGAATGTTAAACATTACATGTTAACTTTTTGTTCCACAAGTGAAACGAAGTCGGAAACCACCTTGCAGCCTGCGGCTTCAGCTGGAGTTATCTTAATGCTAAACATCGTTTCCGTCTGAAGTATCAAGTCCAAGAAATCAATAGACTCAAAACCTATATCTTCTCGCAGATCAGAGCTGTCAGTTATCTCTGCATTATTCCACGATGACCTCAATCCATTAATAATAGAATGCAGTCTCTCCTGTATATCTTTCCTTTCCATATTCCTTTTACCTTTTTACTTTTTTACTTTTTACCTTTAAACGTCTTTCGATATAACAAACGACGCATTCGTTCCCCCAAATCCGAATGAATTACAGAGAATATTATGCGGCACATATTTCATGGTTTTCATTACAAGTTTCATGTCAGGGAAGGCATTGTCATTCGTACCTACACAACCAGGAAGAAAACCGTGCTTGATCATCAAAGTAGCTTGCACGGCTTGCGATACACCTGCCATCCAACACTCATGCCCAGTCATACCCTTTGTAGCTACCACATAAGGGCAGAGCGTAAAGGAGTCCATGATAGCAGTTGCCTCGGCTTCGTCCCCTGCAGGTGTACCCGTAGCATGAGCAAGGATCACATCAATATCTCCTTCATCCAACAGAGAATTGTCTATCGCCTTAACCATAGAAACAGACTCGTAAGAGGCGAGTGGGGTGCAAGGAGATTGTAAGCCGTTGGTAGAAAAACCGTAGCCGGATAGTTTAGCCAAAGGAGTATGTTTCATATCTTCATCCTCCTTTCTCATGCGAAAGAAATATTCCGACTCTAAGATAATGCAAGCCGCACCACCCGAAGGAGCAAGACCAGAACGATGCTTGTCGAAAGGTCGTACTGCATCAGTAGTAAATACACCCAAGGCATCAAAAGACTGCATAGAGGAAGGTCCAGCCTCCTGCATACCCACCACAATAACCATTTCCGTTTGATGACTATTGAGAAGCATCTGTGCTAAGCCAATGGCATGACCGCCTCCTGCACAGGCTGCACTCACGGTAAGCGATAAACCGTGAATACCCAAGAGGGAAGCAAGGTTCATGCTGGCTGTAGAGTTGAGCGAGCGAAACACCGCACCTGCACCCAGACAACGTGTGTCATTCGTACGCTGCATGGTTGTACCTATATCCATCATTGCATCTGCGGTAGAATCGTTGCTTACGATAAGAGAAACATGATGATCCTTTAAGAAATCGTCGCTTACCTTTGCTTCCTCAAGTGCTTGTCTTACGGCACTTAGCGCATAGTAAGTGGGAAGGGAGAAGCATTGTCTCTGCGCCCTGGATAGACGATCTGTATATTTGAATGCTACCTGTGGTACTGCACCACACAAACATGACTGATACCCGATTTTCTCGCGATAGGTATCATGGTATAAGCCACATTTACCATCACGCAAAGCCTTGGCGAAGGATGGTATATCCTCGCCAAGACATGAATGAATACCCAAACCAGTAATATAGTTACTTTCGTTTCTTACTTTGTACATCATAGTCGTATCTTGTTTTTATCTTCAAAAGTCTTCAAAAGCAAGCCTACCTCCTTTTGCCTTTCAGAAAAGCCTTTAAAAGCAGGAATGCTCTTTTTACCTTTTTACTTTTTTACCTTTAAATCATAGCGCATACACGGTCAATTCCACCTCGTCAAGTCCGGTCTCGGCACTGATGGTAGTATTCACCTTGTCAATAAGACATTTGATACCGCCTATATTCCACCATTCCTGCCAGTGGTTAGGAATATCAGCTATCTGCGCCACGGTAGTAGAGCAACGTATCTTGTATTTTTTGCGATTAAGTAGGAAATAAGCATACGGCAAAATGAAAGTGTCAAACAAGCCGCGAGACTTGATTTTAGTTACCACTTTACCCGTGTTCGCATCCACCACGTCAGGCAGACAGAGTTGAACTTTTGCATACTTAGGGTCCTTCAACCAAGACGGCTCTTTGAATGCACGTATCTTCAGAGAGAAACGCTCTCCGCCACCCGTTCCTTGCTGAATACCATTGTAATCAAATTCATTACCCATCATATCGAGGGAATCGCAAGCAAGAGCATACATACCTACCGTAGAGCGCCATTTTGATGTGCCGAAGCCATCGTAATTGAAATCATAAGACTGAATGCTTGCGTCTGCACCACCACCTCGCATCAGTGCCAAAGCAAAGCCCCAACGGGAATCATCCTGCAAAGGAGAATTTCCATCATCAGTACTCGACGGATCATAACTCTCTACGAGCTTCAAGGATTGTTTCATATAGAAATCGCAGACTTGTGTAGAAATGATTTGATTGATAATCTGTTCTACAAATTCATGCTCCATATCCTCATCCACATAAGCGCAAAGGATAGGTTGGGAGCCTATTATTTCAGCATGTTGTTCCCCCTTTTCGTTATCAGTTGCAGTAGGACTAATATCTGTACCAATAAACGAACCGTAAGCAGATTTTATTTCCTTGAAATAATTAACGTCATTAAATGGTACTGGAGTGAAATCAATAGTAATATCCTGGATGAAGTCCTCGTTTCCCTCGCTGCAATCTCCATATTCAACACCTTTGAACTGACCAACCTCGAAAAGGACTGGCTTTAGGTCTGCTGTAGTTGTAGCCTCGCTATTTACTTTGACACGATAGGCATTGCCCGTCTTCTGGTCGATATAGCATCGCTTGTCGCCATTGCTGAGATTATGAAAGAACTCGATATAAGCCTTATCCCAAACAGTCGCATTGTCTCCGGAATTAGGCTCAGGATAGTCGGTATAATTGTAATCTGTATCATAGCCCATATTCTTGTTTTTGCGGCTATCTTTGATGTATTGTTGCTGTTCTTTCGCATCACTCTCGTTAGAATAGCGCATACGCACACCCGTAATCTTTTCGGTCATAGGAGTGATAGAATGGATATTTGCATGGAATGTTCGGGCAGGATTACCACTACGGCGCAATACGTCTCTTATGAGATACGCAGTAACCTTCTTCTGCTCGTAATCATAGGAAAACTTGATACCAAAGGCTGCCTCTAAGGATGAGATAACGGTGCTTACGCTCTCATCAGGGAAATTGTCACTATTCGCCTTCATGTAGAGAACATTCGCCTGAACGTCAAACTTCTGAACCTGTGCTTCAACGCTGATACCAGTTATCTTTCCTCCTTCCGGTCTTATATCTCCCACCTGTATGTGTTCCGTTTTTCCGGCAGAGTTAGTAAGCGTAAGTTCGTGAACGGTTTTATCCTCTGCCTTTACAATCTCTATCTGACCACCACAACCACGAGACTCCAGCCAGCTATTGATATGCTTCTGCGTTTTAAAGTAACCAGTCTTGATTTCTCCAGGTAACTTTTGAGCTACAACTTCCAAATCAGGTCTTGAGCCTTTTTTGTATCCCTCCTTGTTGACAACATTCTTTGCATCCCAAATCTCTTTTTCCGTATAATAAGTTCCATGATGAGGATGAAGTAAAGGCTGATTATCGCCAGTAAGGTCGTTTTTGTCATAAGAATAGCTGATAGTATCATAGGCGCATACGGTAGTAAAGAAACAGAGATGCTTCATGTCCTCGATTTCCGTCAATGCAGACTTATCAAAAGATACGCCAAGATGAGCAAAGAGACAATCCAGGAAATAAAGCACATAGAAACAGATACCTGATTGTGGTCGCCTTGCATCAAGTACCCAATATGGATATAAGTCCTCATAAGTCCACTTGCAATGATCTATACTGATACCTTCGCTCGACGTTTTTCCATCTTGATCCAAACCATGATGCTTATAGCATACACGGGCATTGCAATAAGTAGCTGCACGTCCAGCTCCATCCGTCTCGCCATAGGATGCCGACACATTGATATAATCACCATTCTTGGCCAAGGCTGGAATGGGTATAGATTTATTCTCGTTTGGATAGGATTTTTCGCCAGCCTTATAAGCATCAGCTGCCCTATGTTCATTATCCGTACCATCATATTCCACGCAAGAACCAGGGTAAGAGAAACCAAGGGCTTGTGGCTCCAGCACTTTACTTACACTTACATGCTGCATTTGTATCGTTCTGGTTTCCGTCTTGTCACTTTTATGCTTACCTCCAGCCACGAATACATCTACCTTGGCTATCGGATCACTCTCAATATCCACTCTCACGTTACCTATCTTTTCGCCGATAATGATTGTGTCCTTAACAGGAATATCACGACAATTCAACGAACCGATAAGGTCGCTGAATGATTGCGTACTGGCATCAATATTCATCGAGAGAGAATCGATTATCTCGTCATCATCCTGCATGACAAGCGTACCATTACGGAAAGGCAAGCCGTCGGCATAAATCTTGGTAGGCTTATGTTCTAAGTTTACCGCCCGAATAGACGCACGCGGGTCTTCGATGTTCTTCAATAGCCATCTGTTTCCGTCAAGCGGTAAGGAGAATGGGTAGGAGAACATTTCGGTATCGTTGAACACAGGGTTCTGGTCCTCTATATCAATCGAGAAATCAGGAGCCTGCGCCGTAGGTTTGTCGTCAACTAATATGGTGAGATGGGATTTCATTTCTTAATATTCAGTTTAGATTGATCGTATAATTTAATCAGACGAGAAGTAAAACTATGGATAGTCGCCTCTCCATACGCACAGATTTCTCTATGACCATGGTCGTGCAGTGTGCCATCAGTTATATGGATGGTTGTACAGTCGTAACACTCAGCCTCCTTGTTTGTCACAAGATAAGAATTATTTCGGGCAATAGCGTAACCTTCCTTGATGGTGGCTCGGCTATTATCCAACAATTCCACTTTGCAGCCAGCATTCATGGCCAAGGCAGTAGCATTGCTATGCAGCACGACATGGGCTTTGCCGAGAATATAAGCTGTATGGGCGAAGGAAAGATGAATAGGCTCATCGCTATCCCCAACCAGTACATAGCCTGTTCGGGAGTCCTCATTATAAAAAATGCCAGCCGCATTGATTTCAGTCTTGAAGTCGGGGTAGAAATCATGAAAGGCTTGCACCACCTGTTGTGGAACCTCCGTTATCATGCCATGCCAATACTTATGCCAGGTATCACACATTTCCCTGATACTTGTAGTTTCACCAAAATCATGCTGAGAAGCCTGACAATTCCCGCTCTGTGCAAGGATGCCAATGCAGAGTTGCTTAAATCGCAGGCTTTTCTGCTCTACAGTCTCTTTATCTTTCCCCATATTCACTTCTTTACCTTTTTACCCTTTTACCTTTAAATCGCTTCTTCTTCCGTTTTAGCAAGAATTGCCTCATAGCCGGTAAGTTCATCCTCACTCACGATGTCGGCATACTTTTGGCGAAGCTGATCAATGCGCTCCTTGATACCCTTCACTCTCGTCTTTGTAGAAGGCTTATCCTTACGGATGATGTACTTGATAAGGGCATCAGCTTCTGCCTTGTGCTTGGCGGCTGCATCACGAGCTGCCTTTACTTCCGGACGGTCGTTGGCTATCTTTTCGGCTATAGCTTCGGCAAAATGAGGATCACGGTCTTGCGCCTTTTCATAGAATGGCTTAAACTGGGTACGGAGAGTCTGAGGGTCAATGGTAAAGGCTTTCTTTGCATAGGCGATGTATTCAGGATCACCTGTCTTCTCGCTCAGACGCAGGTAACATTCACCCATCTCTCTATCTACAGCAGTGTAGATATTAGGCAAGAGTTCACTTTCGATTTCAGTAGCACGGGTCGCAAAAGCGGCGATTTCTTCTTCGGTATAGATAGCGCCTTTACCTTGCGATATAGCCTTCTCGTTGGCCTCTGCCATGGTCTTAGCCTGTTCTGCCTTGCTTGCCATCTCATTGCGAAGTTCACGCACGGTGTTTACTTGCTCCTGCAAGGAAGGAGAGAGGAACGGACGGATCTGCATCAGATTAGGCATCGTAGCAGCGATACTCTCACCGTTAGGATTGGCTATGATACCATTGTAGGTGAGTGACTGCAAGGTGGTGTCTGGCTTCAAGTAAGGGAAGAGAGATTGCTTTGCCTCTTCCATGGCTTTCTTCTTCTGAAGCTCGGCATACTCAGCCTGTTCCTTCTTGGTGGGTCTGCCCACACGTCGCTTATCGGAAGCAGATGATGCGCTGCCGGTATCGAGGGTTTGCAGATAAGTTACCATCTGTCGCACACGACGATGGTAATCTCTAAAACGACGTGAGTCTTTGACGAAGGATTTCGCCTTAACAACATTACTCAAGAGGTCAAGTCCCTGCTCAAAAGCCTCACGCTGGTCGGATGTAAGCATTCTTGCGCCAATGGCAGGAGCAAGGAGTTGAACGATCTGTTCTTTAGATAAATCTTTCATAAATCCTTATTTTGTTGTTTATTTGAATTTTAAGAATAATTTTTGCCCATTTTCGGCTTGATTTTCGATTAAATGTCAAATTAAGCGGTTTTGAGAACGCTTGATACGACATAAAACCGAAAATAAGCCCTTTTTTAAACTCTTAGCACAAGAGAGGGGTTACGAATATTCGGGAGCCAGTCTGATTGTTCTTATAGCCTTCGCTACTATCATCCGATGCAGACTCGTTGGAGGTGTCACTCTTGGCCAAATCAGCTTTCTCGTTAGCAGCATCGAGTTTTGCCTGTGCCTCTGCCTTCTCTTTTTTCAGTAAGCGATGAATACTTTCCCTTATAGTAATGGCATCATCATGGGCAAGAGAACGGGTCAGTTTATCAAAATTGATAACTGATGTACGCTGCTTGAGATAGGCGGCTACAAGTTGGCGAGCCTTCTTCAGCATCTTGTCATCTTCGCTTGCCTGCAAGAGGCGAGGGATGAAATCTTCGCCAAAGGCTTCTTCCAGGTATTCGCTCTGAATGAAAAGCATATCAGGGATGAGACGCACAAACTTATCTCTGTTGCCGTAAATATCGAGATATGGACGCAAAGACTCACAAGTAGGAAAAAGCAAATCCTTATGATAGTAGTAGTACTCACTCTCCTGCCAAAGGGTTACGATTTCCTCTATTGCTTCATGTCGTTTGGTCTCGGCTTCGGTTGCAGCGTCATTGCCGCTATCTGTATGCTCGCCCGAAGTGTCGATAGGCATAGGTGTATTTATCTCCTTTGCCCATCCTTCCAAGAGGGAAAGCATATTGTTAAGCGAAGTCATTGCCGACTGGCGATAGCTTTCCTTGCCCTGTGCTATCTGGTCTTTGGTAGCCGCGGCAAAATCACTGCTGGAAGCCACGTTGATACCAGAACCATTCACAGAGAGAATTTGCTTTTCTACATTTTGCGCCATTGCGTCATTCGCAACCATGCGCTGTGCATAAACCAGAAGTTCACTCCAGGGATTATCAGTATAAGTACCATTAATAATCGTATCGCAGAAACCAACAGGTTCAATGCTGGCATAATACTTGCAAAGCCGGTCATAGAGCGAAGCTCCTAAGCGAGGTTTCAAAAAATCCTTCTCGCTATTATCAAGCATACCTTGCAAGTTGGCCACCTCATCCACGGCATTGCTCGGAATCTGTAGCCGGAGTTCTTGATTCGTAAAGAGTATCATATCCTTATATTTTTTACCTTTTTACCTTTTTACTTTTTTACCTTTAAGATTCTTCCTGCTTCGTCACTCCCGTTTTTGAATTGTCAAGAGTAGTCAGCACCTCTCTGTCTATCTGCCAAACCAGATGCTCGTCATATTCGTTGAAGCGAGAGATAACCTCTAAAGGTCGCAACATCAACTGCTGCAGAATAGCAAACTGTATCTGCTTAACTAAAAATCGCTCTCGCAAGTCCGTACCACCCGATGAAGCCGTATCGCCAGGAGTATTACCGATGAGCTTTGCATCAAGACCCATGGCAAAGA